CTAAGCTTGTGGAGAACCCAACTGTGGATGACCCAACTGGAAACAGTTCGCTAAAAAGTAGTGGTTCTGTGAAGCAAGAAGTTAATAAAGTACGAAGTTCAACTTTGTGTAAGTTTTAACATACTGCTGAAAGACGCGTCTCGGTTCAAATCCGGGTATCCGCACATTTTTTAAATGTTAAAGATATTTATATTTAAAATAGTTTTATATTGCCTTATGATTTACAATATTATACGACAACAGCAATCCTATGATGAGTATATTGGCCAAGGGAACGGTCAGTACTCATTTGTAATGCAATAATGATTGAAGTTGTTGTTCGCATAACATTTATTCTTATGTTCCCATTAACAGAAATGTTGGTGGGAATTTTTTTTTAATTCCTGAGTAGCGCAATTGATAGAGCATCACAATTTGGCTGTGAGTGTTGCAGGTTTGAGCCCTGCCTCGGGAACATTTTTACTAAATTTATTGTAGTATAATCGAATTTATATATTTTCCATGATATTTATATATAAATTCGATTATACTATATGGATAAAAATGAAATTTTAAAAATTAAGGAATTAAGGAAGAGCGGTTTGTCCCCAATGTGGTGAGGTAATTGAAAGGGACTACAATGCAGCGTTAAACATACTTGATGAAGGTTTAAGAATAATAGGTAGCAGTACTACCGAATTTACGCTTGTGGATTACCCAACTGTGGATGACAGACTCAGTAATGAGGCACTAAAAAGCAGTGGTAGGTTGAAGCAAGAAGTTAATAATGGGCAGACAAGTTTGTTCAAGTTTTAACATACTGTCAGATGCGTTTGTGAGCATAAAGCAATTAAACATAATGGATGCGTTTTCAAATTTTACGATGAGTTAAAGTGATTAAAAAGAAGGCAATTTAACAATATTTAACCGTAAGAATTTATATTTTTAATGTTTTTTTTGTATATTTGCTTAAAGCGTATTTAATAATTAAAAAAGGGAACTATATACTTGTTGGCAATAAACAAAAACCTCCTCACACTTGGAAGGGCAAGGAGGAAACTAAAATGTTTTTTTGAACTGTGTTGTGCCTATTTCTATACTTAACATCTGACCGCACAATTCGTGTGATTTCCGCTTTAAACGTATACTAAAAAAACACAAGCGTAGTTCAGTTTGCAAAATTACGAAATCTCACTGAAACAACAAAACTTTTCAGTGAGATTTAATAAAAAAGTTTGAGTAAAAACGGTATTTTCTGCTTTAACGTGATATTTATTAGTAGAAAACTGATGAATATTATGCTGAAAGCCTATAAATACAAAATAAAACCAAACCAACAGCAAGAGGAACTATTACAAAAGTTCTTCGGATGTTGCAGGTATATCTATAATTGGGGGCTAAATAAAAGAACATCAGCATATAAGGAAAATGGCACAAAGGTTAGTTATGTCGAACTTGCAAGGGAACTTACCACCCTAAAGAAAACTGAAGAGTGTAATTGGCTCAACGAAGCACCAAATGAATCGTTACAACAATCACTTAGATGCCTTGATAACGCATTTACAAACTTCTTTAGGAAAAACGGTAAGTATCCAAGATTTAAGTCAAAGAAGCATACAAAAGATTCATCAAAATTTATAAATTCAGTTCATTTTGACTTTGAGAATTGGCAAGTGAAACTGCCAAAACTTGGTTGGATTAAACTATGTAAAAATAAAACCTTTGACCAAAGCACTTGTAAACAAGGCACTTGTACTGTCAGTAGAGACCATTGCGGAACATATTGGTGCGTTATAACGGTTGATGACTTGCAGCCAAAACCAACGAAAGCCAAGTTGGTTAAGGATAATGCAGTTGGAATCGACCTTGGCATCAAGGACTATGCAATACTCTCAGATGGTACAAAGTTCACCAACCCAAAGTATCTTGAACAAGCACAAAGGAAACTCGCTTGGTTACAAAGGGATTTTGCGAGGACTAAGAAAGATTCCAAAAACCATGAGAAGATGAGGATTAAGGTTGCAAAGTGCTATAGAAGCATTAGCAATCAACGTAATGACTTTTTGCACAAGTTGTCAACCCATCTTGTAAGGAATTACGATGTGATTTGTCTTGAGGATTTGAATGTAAAGGGTATGGAACAGAACCATCACCTTGCAAGGGCAATCCAAGGTGCATCTTGGGGTGAGTTTGTCAGACAACTTGAATACAAGTCTGACTGGTATGGGAAGAACGTATTATTCATTGGCAGATTTGAGCCAAGCAGCAAGTTATGCCACAAGTGCGGTTACATCAACCAAGAGTTACAGTTGTCAGACCGTGAGTGGATTTGTCCTGTTTGTGGTGAGCATCTTGATAGGGATGTTAACGCTGCAATAAACATCAAGGAGATTGCCTTTGACAAGCAGAATCTTGTTGGGGTATAAAAAAATAATGAAAATAATGCTCGTCGGGAAGCGAGATTAAGACTGTGGAGGGCAAGAACATTAGTTTCCCTATGAAACAGTAAGTTATATATTGTATTGGTTTAGTGCCAACAAGTATATAGTTCCCTTAAAAAATATTGTTATTATAGGTATGTTAGATAATATATTTGTTAGAAAAGCAATGAAATCAATGCTTTCAAAGGAACAGTTTGATACCATTGATAAGTTTTCAACAGCCTTGCAAAATGGCGAGATTGATAAAAATCTTCTTGCAAGGGTGGGAGAGAAAATATCAAAACTCCCAACAAAAGATGTGAATAAGCTGCTAGAACTTATTGATAAGAATTTTTAAAAAAATGAATGCAACGCAAGTATTATTTAGATTTTTAAAAGAAGAGGGTTTATATACTTCTTTTTTTAAATGTGGCAACATGGTTGCTCGTGCTAAAAGAGTCCCTAAAAACGTGTACAGTCTAAGAGAACATGATATTGAAAGAAACGCGGTTGATATTGTTTTAAAAAGTGAAAGGTGTTCTTTGTTTTATGTGTTATCGTTTATACCGCTCGAAGTGCCTTATTGGGAATTGCAAAAAAAGTTCCACGCCTTTTTAAAAAACAATATAAATGGCAATTATTTAAAAGTATTTATACCAGATTATTCGGAAGAAGAGACACGTTATTATGATAGAAAATTTAGAAATGGCTATCATTATTTGGAATTTTCATTAAAAGATGAAAGCAAAAGAGAAATATAATAATAATGGGGAAGATATATGTTGTTAATATAAAGCAAGAGGATTTTTCCAATAAACCCGGATATTTCTATGTTGCAAGAAGCAAAGCGTTAAAATCACCGTTGGGTAATCCATACACACATGATGGCAAACGAAGCAGTTTGGCAAAATTATCCTTTAGAACGCGAAAAGAAGCCATAGAAGCATATGAGCTTTATTTTGATGAAATGTATGGAACGGATAAAGATTTTACAGATGCTTTTAATACGATATATGAGTGTTATAAATCCGGAATGGATATATACTTGGGATGTTTTTGTCATCCACAGCCATGTCATGCTGATATTATAAAGAAAAAACTGCAACAAAAACTAATAATGGAAAATAAAAAAGCAATGCCTTAGAAGAATGGATTTTCTTTTAAGGCATTTATTATGTTTTGAAATTCATTGCAAGTGTTTATAAAATTATCAACATCATCTTTTGAAAGCTCAAACCATTCTCCAACAAGGTTTGATGATTTAAACTTGTTATGAAGCATCTTTTCAAGTTTAAATGGCCTTGACGTTTCATATATATGTTTTACATATAATTCTTCTGAATTGCCCGTTTGAAGTTGTTTGAGCCTGTTATTGGCATTTTTTCCACGTGTTGAACCAATTTTAAAACGATTTTCATTTCCAACCTCTCCAATTAAATAAATATAACCCATTTTTATATAAAAAATAAAAATTTAAAAATTAAAATAAATAAAAATGCCGGAAAAAAATTATTATATTTTTCCGGCAATTATTATTGTTTTTTTTTTTTATTTTTTTAAGGTATCGCTTCAACATCATTTCTATATTCGTACCAATCGGTTGCAGATTGATAAGCTGTTACACTTCCACTTGGTACATAGAATTTTCTTCCCGATGCGTTATTATGGAATGCTGAAGCGCCAAGTGATGGTGGCGTTGTTGCGGCTATTGTAACGCTTATTAGATTGCTGCAACCCAAGAAAGCATTTAACTCTATTGAAGTTATTCCGGTACCTACACTAATATTTGTTAAGCCTTTGCATAAATGGAATGACTGATTCTTTATTGCTGTTATACTATCTGGGAACGTTAAAGCTGTTAAGCTTTGGCAACCTTGGAACGTATAATCATTTATCTCTGTTAATGTTGTTGGTATGTAAATGCTTAATAAATTTTCACAGTAGTAAAAAGCGTAACTGCCAATGTTAGTCAGCCCTTCTTGCAGATTTATAGATTCAAGCGATGTACAATTTGAAAATGCGTTTGTGCCAATTGTTGTAAGCCGTGAGTTTTGGCCTATGGTGCAACTAGTTATAGCTCTGCAATAGTAAAAAGCACTATCTCCAATAGATTCAACGGCACTCGGTATTGCAATACTTGTTAGGCCACTACAATATTCGAAAGCGCCACTACCAATAGTTGTGACTCCATTTGGAATAGTTATACTTGTAATACTACCGCATCTACTGAAAGACACACCACCAATATGCGTAACGCTATCAGGAATTGAGGTGTTTTGTAGGCTAGTGCAATCACTAAAAGTTGCGGTAAAAGCACTAATTTGAACACCTTGTGCAAATGTACAGCTGGTTAATCCGCTACATCGTGAGAATGTATAATCCATGTCTGAGGTCACCCCGCTTCCTATTTCTGCACGTAGCATTGACCCACAATCGCTGAAAACAAGTGTGCCAATAGTTGTAACACTATCAGGTATTGTTACACCCGTAAGGCTGCTACATCCTCTAAACGCATCGTTGCCTATTTCATTCAAAGCTGTTGGGAATGAAACAATAGAATAAAGTTCAGTACATCCGCTAAATAATCCATTCGCTATTTTTAATGACCAAATGCTGTATTTAACCGTATGCATTCCTGTAGTGTTGAATGCATATTCATTAACGACATCAGGTAATACAGTTCCATCTATTTCCATAGAATAGACATTTGTGCCGGCAAAGCTATTCTTTAACTTAGTTGGTTCACTGGTAGATGTTACATTGAACGTGGCAACTAATGGGCATCCAATTGGAAACATACTATTTTGATACCTACTCCAATTGTTGGCTGTTTTATATACCTCAAAGCTGTCGCATGGCACATATATGACTCTTCCGGCTGCATTATTATCAAATGCATATGAACCTAATGTTGGGGGTGTTAATGGCCTCATATCAACCCTTGTAAGCGATGAACAATCCATAAATGCGCGTTGGCCGATGCTTGTCACGCCGTTATGAATATCAACGTCGATTAGTCCGGAACTACGGAAAGCCTCTTCGCCAATGCTTGTTATACCGGTATGAATATATATCGTAGTTAGATTCGTACACCCTTCAAATGTTTCCCGTTCAATTGTTGTAACTCCGCTTGGTATAATAAAATTACTAAGAGCTGTGCAAAGCGCAAATGCAGATTCGCCTATAGAGGTTAATAAAATGCATAAACTTGTGTTTACTGTCCTTATACTTTGACATGAACTAAATGCATTGGCTTCAATTGCAGTAACACCACTTGGTATGACAACCCTTGTATAATATTGTGTATTATTGTTCAAATTAGCTAAATTGGTGTCCATCATGAAAGCAGCATTTCCTATGATTTTAGTACTTTCTGGTAATGTGACGCCGGACAAATTACTACAGTTAGAGAAAGAATTTTGGCTTATACCTGATATTCCTTCTTCAACTGTTACATTTACTAAGTTATCACAATCATCTAAAAGTCCAAACCCTGTTTCAGTTACATTTTTTAAAGAATATTTAACGGTATGTTCTCCTGTTGTGCTAAAAGTAAATCCACTGTTAACTGTTCTATACACGGTATTGTCTATTTCTACACAATCTACTAAATTTGTTCCGTCAACAATCTTGGTATTACTACCAGTATTTGTTACATTAAACACGCCGGTAACTTGATAATGATTTCTCTTTTTCTGCGTTAATGAATATGCAATGGACATCCCATTATATGTATAGCTGCTACTTATTGTTTTATCTTCATATAAAGGATTCTCTCCCACGGTAATTACTGTGCTATTACTACCGGTAGTTGCTGTTTGCCCACAGTATTTATCTGTATCTGTCTTTCTATAATTAAATGAAAGCGTGAATGATGTAACGTTATATTCGATTTCACTTGGATAAGTGGCACTGCCTATTTGTTCATATTCTGAGCCAACAACACACATCTTTTTCTGTGTTACTGTATATGGTACGCTCATTCCATGGTAATCATATGCATCACTTATGGTTCTTGAAACACCCGTATTTGGATTTATCCCAACGTTTATTACCGTGCTATCGCTACCGGTTGTTACGGTCTGTTGACATTGGTCGTTTGTCACAATCATTTTATAATCGAATGACAGCGTAAATGTGCTAACGTCACCTTCAATTTCGCTTGGGTACGTTGGAGTTCCAATTAGTTCATAAAATGTTCCAACTGAGCATTGTTTTCTTTGAAGAACGGAGTATGGCACGCTCATTCCATGATAATCATAGCTATCTGTAATTGTTCTATCCTGTGCTGTGGTATTTTCTCCAACGTATACTGAAACGGTATCACTGCTATTTGTTACGGTTTGATTACAGTACATATCAGTATCTGTCTTTTTATAGTTAAATGACAGGTTAAATGATGTAACATTTCCATCTATTGCACTTGGATATGTTGGATTCCCAACCAATTCATATACACTGCTTACTGTACAACGTTTCTTCTGTAAAACGGTATATGCAACATTAATTCCATGATATGGGTAAGAATCAGAAATTGTTCTATTTTCTGATGTCATATTTTCTCCAACGGTGATTACGGTAGTTTCACTACCGGTAGTTACTGTTTGATTACAGTATTTATCGGTGTTTGTTACTCTATAATCAAATGATAGATTAAATGTGCTGTCATCGCACTCAATTTCACTTGGATATGTTGCATTACCTATTTGTTCATAAACAGTGCTTACGGTGCATAATTTCTTCTGTAAGACTGTATATGGTACGTTTATGCCATTATAGGTATATGCGCTCGATATTGTTCTATCTGCGCCTGTTTCATTTTCTCCAATTATGATTGTTGTACTATCACTTCCGGTTGTTGAACTTTGACTACAGTGTGTATCATAATCGGTTCTTCTATAATCGAATGATAGTGTAAATGCTGTAACATCTCCTTCTACTTCCGTTGGATAGCTTGGAGTGTTAATTAATTCATATGCAGTATCAGGAGTACACATTTTTTTCTGTACAACTGTATATGGCACATCTAAGCCATTAAATTCATAATTACCTGTAATGGTTCTATTTTCCGAAGTTGTATTTTCGCCAACCACAATTGATGTTGTTTGATTACCAGTTGTTATTTGCTCAACACACTCATCATCGGTATCAATTCTGTTATAGTTAAATGAAAGAGTAAATGCTGTAGTATCACCCTCAATTTCGCTTGGGTATGAAGGAGTGCCATTTAATTCATACGTTGTTTGTTCCACACATAGTTTGCTTTGCGTAACCGTGTATGGAATAAGCAGGCCATTATAATTAAATGTATCACTTATCACCCTGTCATTTTCAGTGCTTGTGTTCTCCCCAACATATACATTTACGGTATCTGACCCCATTGTAACAATAGTAGAACAAGCTATTGTATTTGTTGTTTTTTTATAGCTAAATGAAAGGTCAAACGATTCATCTACAGCGCTAATTGTAGATGGGTATGAGGGGACACCTATTAATTCATATACTACCGAAGGCACACACTCATCTGTGTGCAATTCTATATCTTTTATACAATGCGAAATGTTCGGCATTATAGATACACTTTCTTTATATCTGATATAGTCTTCGTGATTTTTAAATAATTTTAAATAGTTTGCCATATTTTTATAAAAATATTTTTTTGTTATTTATAAATATTTTCTTAACATGGAATATGTTTAAAGAAATCGTTATATTTATTATTAAAAAATAATGATATTAATAGGATTTTTTAACCGATGGTATTCTTACCGATTTGTTTTGAAATTTCTATTTCTTTAAAAAAAACTATTAAAATAACTTATGGGAAAAAACATTAATCACATACAACACCTCAAAAGTAGCGTTGTTGTGGAAAACGGAGGGACGGTATCTCCTAAATTGCCAACTCCGGACTTATTTGTTGACGGAGAAATTGCGGTAAACTATGCTGATGGATATGAAACCTTGTCCATCAAGTCATCAAGCGGAAATGTTGTAACATTTTCATCCGATGATTATTATTCTGAGAAAAAACTTGGCAGCGCATTTACGGGCGAAAATAGCGCAATAACAGTCACAAAGTGCATTGAGGATAACGAGAAAGTTATATCAAGCGCTTTGAACGATTTGAACGAAAATAAATTAAATGTTAGTGAGTTTGAAACCTATAGTGGAGCTGTTAATACAACAGTGACAGCACACACGGCAGACACAACAATACATTTTACAACAGGAACCGTTCAAACACAAATAAATAATAGCATAAGCGGAAAACTTGATACAGACATATATAGCGCATTTAGCGCAACTGTCAGGTCTGAAATTGATGATTTAAGCGGACAGTGCGAAACCGTTGCAGCAGCACTTGTTGATTTGAACTCAAGAACCGTTGCAAATGCAAATGATATTGAAACCATTTCATATGCATTAAATGCGCTCGATGAGAAATTCTTAAAGGAAATAACATATGCTGAGTTGGTAACGCTGAGAAATAATGGCGAACTAGAACCGGGAGCAAAATATAGAATCACCGACTATGTTACCACAACAATGCAACCAAATACGCGAAGCGCCGGACACCAATTCGATATTATCGTAACGGCAGATGCCCCCGATAAGCTCAATGAGAACGCTCACGCTGCATTACATGCGGAAATCGCGTCTATTAGACGACTTTATAAAACAGACGGCCTAAAATACTCAAATGAAGTAGATACAGAAGAGTATTTTGATTATGTAGGAACGTTCTCTTTTGATGGAGTCACTTATTATCGTTGGCAGAAATATGAAAAAAATGATGAAACAGAATATAGTATTTTAACCAGACGTTTATGGCTTCCAAATGAGTTGTCTGTTGAAAATTATTCAGAAGACTTCATAGTCCTTGTAGATGATACATTGTATGGTGATAGGGAAACTAACAGAGGTGACAGATTGGTGTATGTAGAAGGAAGCGGTTATTTCTACAGGAATAAGCTTGAAGCATGGGAACTTAAGTACCGACTCGACAACATTAATTGGTCGTCGAAGATTGGAACACACATGATAAGCACATCAGATGGCCGGTATATCTTCTTTAAGGATGGAACCGTTGAGATAAACGGAACCACTTACATAATGTGGAGAAACAGCCTATTTGAAGAAGATTGGGGCTGTGTGTGTGTTGTGTCAAAAAGCGAAACAGTTGATAGCCAATTGTATGTATGGTACGGTGATGATGAAGGCCCAGATGAAGAATTTGGAGTGATTGATACCGTTACCATTGAACAGAATGGCGGCAAGGGAACAATTACATGGATGAGAGACGAGTTTAATAACGAGTGTCCATATGACTTTAAGAACATTCAGTTCAAGCGATACAAGGCTACAGATACCGTGAGCGAGCGCCAAGGATTAAGTGGCTTATATATGATTGCGAATCCTGATGAAGTGCCCACGGGTTTAGAGGCTGATTCTGATGATTTTATTTGGGCCTTTACTTTCAGCAGTGATAGTGGTGGCGGCGCACAAACAGATTATTCTCTTGGCGGCCATGATGTATATAGTAATGTGTTTGAAAAAGAAGTAGCTTTTCTTCCAAACAATGTGTTGTTTGGCACATTTATTTACTCTAACTCATTTGGCACGGCCTGCAACTATAATTCTATAGGAAGCGGTTTCTACAATAATTCTATAGGAAACTATTTCTACAATAATTCTATAGGAAACGATTTCTACAGTAATTCTATAGGAAACAATTCCTACAATAATTCTATAGGAAACGATTTCTACAGTAATTCTATAGGAAACTATTTCTACAATAATTCTATAGGAAACAATTCCTACAGTAATTCTATAGGAAACAATTTCGGCAGTAATTCTATAGGAAACAATTTCGGCAGTAATTCTATAGGAAACTATTTCAACAGTAATTCTATAGGAAACGATTTCTACAATAATTCTATAGGAAACGATTTCGGCAGTAATTCTATAGGAAACAGTTTCAACAGTAATTCTATAGGAAACGATTTCGGCAGTAATTCTATAGGAAACGATTTCGGCGGTAATTCTATAGGAAACGATTTCGGCAGTAATTCTATAGGAAACATTTCCTCCTATAATTCTATAGGAAATAATTGCCATCACATCCGTTTCCTAAAGGACAACATCTATAACGTAATTGTAGAAAATAGCAATCAGTATATTGACATCACCTCCACCAAGACTACTTCAATCTCTAGTAAGCTTCGGAACTTCAAGATAGCACAAGGCGTGAACAACACTAGCGCGGTTAAGACCATTTCTCACGATACGGTAAATGACACCTTCCAGACGGTCTATCAGCCAATAAACTCACAGACGATAAGCGTATAACAACAAGATGAGAGAGAAGATAAAGTTTCAGATAGGCTCAAGCGCGTTTTTCGGGGAATATCCTGACTTCAAGAGCAAGGACAGTGACATTCTCTATGTAATGGCGGGGTGGGACGCTAAAGCATCGGTACTTAATTTCCGCAAGGACGGCAAGGATTGTTTCTTCGTGAAGGATGCGCCGAAGGATGAGATGATACAGGAAACGCTGAAGGCAGACATTCCGATGCGTGTAGGCAAGTTCCTCGTACCAGCGTATGCAGAGTATATTGGGCTGACAATAGATGACCTCAAGCAGCTGGAGCCGCTTTTTGTCAAGCTTGACGACAAGCACTCTTATGAGAAGATTATTTACGATGCCTATGTCGGTAATAGCAGCTTCACTCTCTCTGACGAGCAGCGCAAAAAGGCTTATGAGGAATACAGACTAACAAGAAATTCAATTTAACATACTGTTTATCTGACCAATCAAACAATTTTTCCCGGATAATTGTATTAAAAATTCAAAAGCAATTTTCCGGGAAAAATTTTTATATAAAGCATATATATTTTTTGAAATTTATGAATCATTAAAATATTTATTAATAAGATTAAAAAATTAATAACTTTTAAAATATTTTAAAAATTATGGCGAATAATAATATTTATTCATTACAACTTTTACGTAACTCTACAGTATTTGAAACCAAAGAGTTGGCTTATAACGCCTTGAGTGCCAACACTGCCGGTGTAACACAGGACGGTGTGGCAGTTCTTGCTCGTTATAAGGCTGACGGCAACGTGGTTAAGACTCTTGTTGGTTACTATGCTAAAGCTAGCGATATTTCAGGTGCAACAGGCAGAAGTGATTATATGACCATCATTGACGTTGAGGGCGCTGCTGCTGATGTTGAGAAATTACGTACAGAGATTAATAACAGACTTGGAGATGGTATAACCAGCGCCAACACCGCAGAAGCTCAGTTAGCCGCATTAAGTGGTAGCACCGCTTCAACAAGCGCTGAGACATCTGTTGAGGGCGCTAAGAGATATACCGATGGTAAACTTGATGCATTAGATTATACTCTTGCTAAAGATGATAATAAGGTCGTTGTTTCATTTGAGCAGACAAATGGTAAAATCAGTGGCACATCAGCAAACATTACAAGTGTTAAACTTGGTGGCTATGCTGAAGGAAGCGATGCTGACATAGCCGCTACTGATACTCTCGGTCAGGCTCTTGGAAAATTGCAGGCACAGATTAATGCAATGGACAAGGATGCAGATGTTGTAGCCGGACAGGTTGTAACAACTGTAGCAGAGACCGATGGTAAAGTTACTGAAACAAAGGCTAACGTTAAGGACTTGCAGCTTGGCGGTTATGCTAAGACAAATGATACCGGTGATATTGCTTCTGCCGACACCATAAACGTTGCTTTGAGCAAGTTGGAAAACAAAGCTGCTGCTATTACAATTGCAAATGCTGATGGCTCTATTAACGTAACAACTGCTTCAAGTGGTACTGATATTAATGTTAATATTAAGAGTGGTGAGCACGTTCTTGCAAATGATGGCAATGCCGGTATTTATACCAATATTGCAATTTCTGCTGTAAGCGATAGTGAGCTTACAACAAATCTTGGTACAAACGTTAAAGAAGCTTACAAACTTGTTGGTACTGATGGCACTAAACTTGGTGAATACATTAAAATTTATAAGGATAGCTCTCTTGTAGACTTCCGTCTTGGTCATATTGATGACAAGTTGACCGATGCAGACCCAACTACACATGAATCACCTACATCCGGAGTAACAAATGGTACCGGAAATACAGCTCTTGTATACATAATGCAGTTAGCTAACGGTAATTACAAACTTGCTGCCGTTGATGTTGAATCATTCTTACAGGAGGCTGAGTTTGCAAGTGGTGTAACTGTAGACTCGGGTACACATGTTGTTCATGGTGTTGTTGACCCCGCATCTGAAAAAGATGAATCTAATGCTGCATTCTTAACTGTTGGTGCTGATGGCTTCAAAGTTAGCGGTATTGAAAATGCAATTGACACCAAGATTAACAAACTTGACGCCGTTGTAACTGGTGGTACTACAGCTGGTACGGAAACTTCAAAACACGTTCAGGTTGTTGTTGGCGAGGCTGATGGTAAATTAACAGGCGTTACAGTTACTGAAACAAATGTTGCTGACAAAAATAAGTTAGAAGAACTTAGTGCAAAGACTGTAACTGAAATTACTTCTTCAAATGGCAGTATTGAAGCAACAAGTGCATCTACTGGTGATGGTACTGTTAAATATGACATTATCACTGATGCTTCTAAGATTAAGATGAGTGGTTTCACTGCTGATGAAAGTGGATTTACCGCAATATCAGAGTCTTCTTCTATTACTGAAGCATTTAAGGCTGTTGAGGCTTTCACTCTTGAAAACGAGGAAGTCATCTCTTCCGCATTAAATGACCTTAACGATAGAATTAATGAGTTGAGTGGTGGTACTAGTGCTGACCTCGCTGCCGAGATAGCAGAACGTAGAAGAATTGAAGGACAGAGCGCTTCTTCTTATACAGCAAATGCTTCTTCAAGATACATTAGTGGCGCATCTGACATGAACGCTGCCGATGTTGCTTTGAACAACGCTATTGTTGGTGTTGCTGACAACTACGTAAGTGGTGCAACAATGAATGGCAAAGCTGTGTCAAAGACCGGTAATACATTAGTATTCTCAGCTGTTGCCACTAGCGCTGCAACCGAAGGAAGCGGTATTGTTATAACAACCGATGCAAATGGTGGTTTAACCTTCGCTTTAGGAACGATTGACGCAGGCACGTATTAAGCAATTACACACATGCTAATATAAAGAAAATACCGAGCATTTATTACTCGGTATTTTTTTGTTTTATGATTTCATTTAATAATTTAATTTTATTGTTAAATGTATTGTTTTCATTATAGATTTCATTAAAATATTTTTTATAGCTGTTATAATTTGTGTAGTACAATATTTTAATATTGTTATTTAAACAGCCTTCATATTTTATTTTATCCTTTTCAAATCTATTTTCATCATTAAAAAAGTGATGTTTTTTAAAGTGTTGCTCTCCTTGGCATTCTATGACAACATTATAATCCGGCAAATAAAAGTCAAATGGAAGTTCCTTTTTATATTTGATTGTTTCAAATGTTTTTTGTCTTTCATATCTTATATTATTGTCATTGAATAACAGACTTAGTTCATTTTCCATATGGCTTTCGTTGCATATTGGGCATCCGCCACCATATAAATGTACCGAAGGAAGTTGTTTAAAATCACCATGTTTTTTACATGTTATGATTACGTTGGTAGCATTATTTACATATTCTACTTTTGAGTAGTCATATTTATCTCCGTGAATTGATTTTGATTTTTCTATGAATTCTTCTGTTGTTAGTTTTTTGTTTCTTGAGCATTTAATGCATCCTCTTCCTCTTAAATGATTTGATGTTGTTTGCCAAAACTCACCGTGTTCCGGGCATATTATACATACCTTATCATTTGATTTTCCAATAACAACTTTTGAATAATCAAATTTAAAATTATGAATTTCATTTGCTTTTTTAATAAATTCATCCTTTGTTATTGGCGTTTTATTTGAACATGTTGGGCAGTTGCAGCCTTTTATATGATTACCAGGAAGTTGCCAAAATTCGCCATGCTTTGGACAAACAATGCATATTTTTTGAAAACATCCATTATATACGGCTTTTGAATAATCGTACTTATCGCCATGGATTTGTTTTGCTTTTTCAATGAATTTTTTTGTTTTTTTTAATATTTGTTCTTCATCAGATATTTTCCCGTATTTTCTACCTCTTTCACCCATAAACGGAAAACCATCTTTTGATTTCAAATGATTAAATGGTAACTGCCAAAATTCTCCATTTGGGTTTTCATCTGTTATAAAATCCTTGCACATGATAAGGACTTTATTTCTTCTTCCGGTATATTCTGTTTTTGAATAATCAAATTTATCACCAAATTTTAATTTTGCGTCTTTGATGAAATCTTCGGTAGTATATCCTCTTTTTTCTCCAACGCATTTTGGGCAACCTTGGCCTTTCATATGAGCAAATGCTGTTTGTTCAAATTCACCGTGAATTGGGCATATTATTTTCATTTTTTTGCCAACAGGAATTTCATCAAATGGCGGATAAGTATATTTATCGCCATGAATTTTACGCGCTCTTTCAACTATTTTGTCATATTTCATGTTGTTTAAAATATTTATATAGAAAATATAGCAATTATGGAAGATAAATCAATAGATTGGCAGCAAGTTAGAATTGATGCGGCAGTTAACATAATGAACGCAATATTAAGCAGTTCAATAATGGCGTTTTTGTTTCAATTTGTTTTCAAAAAACAAATATCTGATATAGCTGTACAATATGCTGATAAGTTAATTGAAGAATTAAAAAAATAATAAGAGTGCGGTTAAAAAATAACTACGCTCTTATTTTTTTAAAAAAATTAATTATGGACTTTTAAGGATTTACTATCTTGCTGATTCATAGGGAAACTAATGTTCTTGCCCTCCACAGCCTTAATCCCACTTCCCGATGGGCTTTAATTTAGTTATTTTTTCTATACTCCAACAAGGTTCTGCTTGTCGAAGGCTATCTCTCTAATGTTAATTGCAGCATTAACATCCCTATCCAAGAGCTCACCACAAACAGGACAAACCCATTCACGGTCTTTTAACTGCAATTCTTGGTTGATATATCCGCACTTGTGGCATAACTTGCTACTTGGCTCAAACCTACCAATAAACAGTATATTCTTACCGTACCATTCACTCTTATACTCCAACTGTCTAACAAACTCACCCCAACTTGCACCTTGGATTGCTCTTGCAAGGTGATGGTTCTGCTCCATTCCCTTAACATTCAAATCTTCAAGACAAATCACATCGTAGTTCCTTACAAGATGAGTGGATAGCTTATGCAAAAAGTCATTCCTTTGGTTGGTGATGCTTCTATAGCACTTCGCAACCTTTATCCTCATCTTTTCGTGATTCTTTGAATCTTTCTTTGTTCTTGCAAAATCCCTTTGTAACCACGCAAGTTTTCTTTGCGTCTTTTCAAGGTGTTTTGGGTTTGAGTATTTAGTTCCATCTGAGAGTATTGCGTAATCCTTAATGCCAAGGTCGATTCCAACCGCATTATCCTTAACCAACTTGGTTTTCGCTGGTTTTGGCTGCATGTCATCTACCGTTATTGAGCACCAATAAGTTCCACAATGGTCTCTACTGACAGTACAAGTACCTTGCTTACAAATGCTTTGGCCAAATGTCCTATTCTCACATAATTTAATCCATCCAAGTTTTGGAAGTTTCACTTTCCAATTTTCAAAATCAAAGTGAACGGAGTTAATGAACTTTGCCGAATCCTTTGTATGTTTCTTTGACTTGAATCTTGGATATTTTGCTTTCTTGCGGAAGAATGCAGTGAAAGCATTGTCAAGGCATCTTAGCGATTGCTGCAATGATTCATTAGGTGCTTCTTTAAGCCAATTGCAATCTTCTGTTTGCTTTAAGGTGGTAAGCTCTTTTGCAAGCTGTACATAGTTAATATGCGTTTCATTTTCTTTGTAAGCTGATGTTTTACGATTAAGCCCCCAATTGTATATATACCTGCAACACCCAAAGAACTTTGATAGAAGTTCCTCTTGGCGTTTGTTTGGTTTTATTTTGTATTTGTATGCTTTAATCATAGTATTATCAGTTTATCTACTAATAAATATCAAGTTAAAGCAAAAAATACTGTTTTTACTCAAACTTTTTTATTAAATCTCTCCGAAAAGTTTTTGCTATATCGGCGAGATTTTGTAATTTTGCGGTAGCGTTTAGCCGCCATATGTACAGAACGCCAAATTACATAGTGAAGTAAGTACAATAGCAACTATGGTGGTACTTAAACGTTGCCCCATCTTGTCAAAGGGATGGTGTCTGCAAGTCAAGGACTTGATAGGCAGAGTTTTGCATGTAGCTCGGTAAGACACATGCGCCAAAACCCCTTTGTGGTTTCCCCTCCTTGTTACAGCAAGGAGGTTTTTGTGCCAACAGGTATATCGTTACCTTTATTTATTATTATTGACGATTTGCTTATAAAATTCCACTCTTTGTCTGCATACCGTATCTAATGAATATCTATCCTTAACGTGATTATACATATTTTCTTGCAGCGCTTTTAGCATTTCCGGGTCTGCTGCAAGTTTATTTATATATTTAACCCAATCCTTGTGATTCTTTCTTGGGTCAACCAATAAACAGTTTCCATTTGGATTTATTTTTCCACCATATTTAATCATTGGAACGGAACCAATTGTATATGGGCCAAAATTCTGAGCAATAACGGCGGTATGAGAAAAGCCTGCTTCCACAAATTTAAGCTCAGATTTTACCAAATCAAAATCATTTTCCTTTAAGGGGCATAGCAGCACGTCAACATTCTGATAGTGCGTTGCATATTCTGTTATATTTCTTGTCCACATTCTTCTATATTTTTCATTAATGAATGGGTCATCAACTCCTTTCATGAATTTAAGAAGGAATTCTTTATGCTCATTGCTGAGTCCTTTAAAGTTATTGGTTAATATTTTTTCATATGTGAACCACACGCTTTCTTCCGGTTTAATTGGCCTTTGCGTTTTTTCTCCGGTTTGTGCATTATATGTTGTTATAGTGCCATTTGTATCAAAGCCACAAAGCACAATCTGTACATTATCTGCCGTCCTTGTTACCAAATCACCCAATAGCTCTATGTCATGCAAATGAGATGAGCCACAAATTATACCAACTCTTAATTTTCCATTGCTTGGATTCTTTTTATATTCATATTGCTTTTCCGTTGGGTCTATGGCATTTGGAAATACATATACATTTTTATTATATTTTTTAAGTTTTTCGGCAAATATTGACGTGGTTGTTGTCACATAATTTGCCAATTTCAAATGATTAATTATTGGCTCATGCCATTTTTCCTTTTTGGCGGTTAATGACATTGGATGGTCATTTCCCAAATAAAAATTATCATCAACATCAATGATTACCGGTATCTCAAGGAAATTAATCATTTTCATTATTTCACAATTTTTATCCAATTGTTTGTGGATGTGTATAATATCATATTGTTTTAAATATGTATCCAGGTTTTCTTTTGGTAGGTTATATACAATGTCCACATCGAATTCATCGGGATAGTGCTCTTGTATATAAGTATGAGGGCTAACTGAGCGAAACTTTCCACATCCGCTTCTATCAGATGGGATAACTAAGATTTTAATTTTTTTATTTTCCATAATTAAGAATTTCTTTTATTAATTTTGTTTTATCGTTAAATATTTTTTCTCCTAAAAATTCAGTATGTTTGCACTCACTATCATAATATAGAAGCTTAACGCCATTATTTTTACAAAGCATAAGTTTTTTTTCGTCTCTGTAAATACTTTCCTTAAAAGATTTTTCTCCTCCAAAGTCTTTAACTGGTTCGAAATGTTGCCTTCCTTGGCATTCAATAGCAATCTTTAGCTTTGGTATATAAAAATCTAGTGAAAGAGAGCCTTTATTTGTGAGCCAAGGTAGCACCCTGTTCCTACATTGCTTTATGTATTCTATGCCATTTTTTTGTAGCTCACATTCAACTTCCTTTTCCATTTTCCACGAGTTCGTACAACCCGGGCATTTAATGTCATTATGAATTAAGCTGCTGAAAGTTGTTGTGCTCCATTCTATTCCGCATTTGGTACATTTTAAGATTAAATATGTATTTTTGCCACCGTATTTTCTGTCACAAGTATCAAAGCCAATAAAAGTATAATTTAAATAATCACATTTTTTATTAACCATATCAATTGCTTCTTCATTTGAAAATTTGCCATTTATTTCGCAATTTTTGCATTTTATCATGCTATTAAATAAACATTGATATGAATATGCATTTATTTTATTGCATTTTTTGCATTTTAGTAAAACATGTGATTTATTCCTTCCAATATATCCATTGTTATCAAATGAGACGAATTCTAATGAAGTGTTTTTTAATAATTTATTTAATTTTTCTATTGCTTTGTTCTCATTTAATGCTGCTGGCATTAGCAATGCGCTTTTCCTTCCGCAAGAATGACTTTTTCTATCTTTTTTTCTAAAATTATTATATGTTGTGGTGCTCCATTCTTTACCACATTTATTGCATTTTAGTAATAGTTTTGTGCCTATCCCTTTGTATTCGCCATTAAATCCAATAAATTTGAAATCTTTTTCTTTGCATATCTTATTAATGTTTTCAATTATTTCTTCTTTTGTTAATTTTTGTGTTGGCGAACAATTTGGGCAAGACCTTCCAGCTGAAATAAACTTATTATAACAAGTTGTATTCCATATTTGGCCACATTTGTTGCATCTTAAAATAAGATACGTTTTATTGTTTTCGTAAGTGTTATTTTCATTTTTAAAACCGATAAATTCAACATTTTTTTCTTTACATTTTTCAAAAATTCTATTCAACGCCTGTTCATTAGACAATTTTTTACCCATGTTTTATTTTATGATTTTTTATAAAAAATAATATTTTTAATGAATAAATCAATATTTATTATTATAAAAATGCAAAAACAATATGGAAAAAAATCTTAAAAAAATGCCATCATTGTTGGCCTTCTTTGCCAAAGGTCAAACAATATACGCCATTAACAACAACATTTACGAAAATGATAACTGCAAAATCTTAGCATTATCACAGTCAACAAAGAAAGATGAAGAAACTGGACAGATAGTTCCAATTATTGTAAATAATACGCCAACAAACGAAAGAGTTGAATATGTTTGTCCGACCGCAATGAAATATGATATTCAAGGAGGCGACTCTTACTATTTGGACAGCTTAATACAAGTTGGCGATGTTGCCACTGGAAGTGGAAATACCATGGTGGCAAGTAAAACAATTCATGGCGCTGAAGATAAAACCAAGTCATTAAAAGACTATTTCAGTGATTTGTGCGTATCAACTCTTGAAGATTCAATATTGAAGAACTATGACAAATCAATTGGGGAAGATGAATCTTATTATAAGTTGATTAAACATGAATATATTGAGAGCGGCGAGACAAAGTATAGCGGAGTCAGCGAAACAAAGATGGATAAACTTGGCGTTCCGGTATGGTTTATCAAACAATCATCAGGAATCACAAGTCCAAGCGCAACTGCTGAAACTGATACAAAGGGAGTAAAGGTTTGCACAGAAGGTATTGATTTTAGTTTAGAATATTATAAAGAGCATTTGGCAATGGCAATTAAGAATGATGTCTTAAAGGTTGCCAATAAGGAATTATCAAAATATTCTGATGATGTTATTAAAGATTATACATTAAAAGGTAACTAAAAAATAGTTACCTTTTTTTTCTTTACTTATTATTAATATTTTTAATAAATGTTAGTTTTGCTTCATATAAATTTCCTTCTTTTGTAACAAATTTAAATTTATCTCCTGTAAATTGTACTGCTTTTATTCCATCATTATCTTGATTTTTATTTTCAGTTAGCATTTTCTTTCCGAGGGCATTTATATATTTCTTAACAGCCCCCTCAACAATATTCTTAATTAATTCATAATCTATTTTTTGAACCGGTGAAGAAGAAATATTATTATGATTATTATTATTCATTTGCACCTCTTCTTTTAATGGGTCTCCCTCTATTCCCATGGTTTCCAATACCGACATATTTGGGTTAAACGCATCTTGGCTAATATAGTTCTTACTAAATGATTCTATAATCTCTTTTGGAAGTCTATTATTTTTAATTGTTGGTGCGACAACATTATTAACCCCTTGCGTTTTCTTATTTTCCATAAATGCATTCATTTTGCTGTCCATGGCAGAATAAAGTCTTTCCTCACTGTCATCAAATGACTGAGCATCCATTTTATTTTCAGAAACAATGCTTTGAACATTACTAAATGCATCCCTGGGTTGGTCCCCATAATATTTTGGATTATTTCTATCTGCCGTCCTCTCTTTTATAATATGAGCATCTTGCTTGGCATCGTTATGTATCATTTGCCTTGCTTTGTTTTTGGCGGCCTCAAATTTTCGTATATCAATTCCCATTTTATTAAATAAATGTTTTTTATATTTTTTTATTTTTCATCAAAGTCATTTTCTTTGTCATTTAAGCCATTTTTAGTGCCAACAGGGCCTTGTTTTGATTGCTTTGGTGTACGTATACCACTTTGCATCATATCGCTGTCCTGACGCTCTTTTTCCGCCTCTGCGTTGGCCCATATATCATCATCAAATCTATTAAATTCATTTGCGGTGTTATCAATGTTTTTAGCCCACTGAGCATATTTTCTACTATTCGGTTGAGATGTATATACGTTCTTCTTGCGTTGCTGACTAGCAAATGGTATAGGACCTTGTGCGTTTTTACTTGCAATCTTTGGGGCGTTTTTAATGTACCGAGTTATTTCCCTCTCCCTTTTTAATGTATCATTGTCAATATTATCAAATTTTGCAAGCATTATAACCTTTGACATTGAGCCATCGCCCAAATCATTATAATCAGGAACGTTATATCCCTGCATTGGAGGTGGAGTATTAAATGTTTGTTTTCTTGGCCTCCAACTTATTATTCTGTCAAGCCTAAACGTCTTCCACTTGGGTTCTCCACGAAGTGTGTCGCCATCCACCTGAAATGCTCTTAATACAGGATTTCCAGCCTTTGACGTTCCATAGGCATACGGTTGTATTAAACGCCTACCAGGTGCGTTATTATCTTCATCGGAATAGTTTATATCAACATAATTGTGATTCACTATTACGTCTATTATATCGTTAGTATTAACAGATTCATTTAATACCTTGTGTAATATTTCAGATAGGTTTAATGACATTTTAATTCGTTTAAAAGTTTATCTCCGTTTTTATAAATATTTCCTAATTCATTAATTTTTTCATAATGTGTGAAATATAACATTTTTAAACCATTCTCTTCACATAATTTTGCTTTGCGTTTATCTCTTTCTTGTATTTTGTCAAAATTTTTTTGCTTTGTGCTTTCAGATTTATCGGAATTAAAACTAACGGGTTCAAAGTGCTGCTCTCCTTGGCATTCAATTGCTATATTATAATCAGGTAAATAAAAATCTAAATGCTGTCTTCCTAACCATTTTGGCGAATAATATTCAAGATATTCTATAGAATTTTCTTTTAAAAGATTTTCTATTTCCGCTTCAAGATGACTTTGATTACATTTTGGACAGCCGCAACCTTGCAAATGATATTTTGGTATTTGCCAAAACTCTCCATGTTCCGGACATATTATGCAAACTTTTGTTTGGCCATTAATATAATTAACTTTTGAGTAATCATATTTATTGTTATGCACTCGCTTGGCTTCTTCTATCCATTCTTCTGCCGTATAGCTATGATTTTTAGTACATTTTTGGCACATACTTCCATTTAAGTGTTTATATGGATTTTGCCAAAATTCGCCATGCTCCGGGCATATTATACAAACGTTAGTTTTACTATTGACATATTCAACTTTTGAGTAGTCATATTTATTTCCATGAATTTTTTTAGCTTCTTCAATAAAAGATTCTGTTCCTAATTTATGCGTTCCATGACAGCCTCCGCATCTTTGACCTTGTAAGTGATTATTTGGCTTCTGCCAAAACTCTCCATGCTCCGGACAAATTATGCAAACTTTTGTTTGGCTATTAATGTAATTAACTTTTGAGTAATCATATTTATCACCGTGGACTTCACGTGCTTTTTTTATAAATTCTTCAGCAGAGTATTTTCTTAAGTTCGATTTATATTCTATTGCGCATTTTTTACAGCCATGCCCTTCCAAGTGTATTCCTGGCGCTTGCCAAAACTCACCGTGTTTTGGACATATTATGCAAATTTTAGTCCTGTTATTGATATATTTAGTTTTTGAATAATCATATTTGTTGCCATGAACTTCTTTTGCTTTTTTTATAAATTGTTCAAGATTTATTTTTTTTGCCATAACTGTTAAAAAAAAAGGTAATAATATACCTGTTGGCATAAGCCTTAAGGATTTACAATCTTGACGTTTCATAGGGAGTGCAACCACTTTACCCTCACCGCCCATCAAACCGCCTACCTACGGTCCGTTATTTCTAAAACCTTTTCCTCAAAGCCTACCAAGGCTTGAGGATTTAAGGCAAATCTCTTAATATTAATTGCAGCATTAACGTCCCTGTCATGGTGTTCACCACAAATAGGACATACCCATTCGCGGTCTGACAACTTCAAGTCTTGATTGACATATCCACAATTGCTGCAAGTCTTTGAACTTGGTTCAAACCTACCAATGAATATCACGTTCTTTCCAAACCATTCACTTTTGTACTTAATTTGCCTAACAAATTCTCCCCAAGAAACTGATTGAATGCTTTTTGCAAGGTTGTGATTCTTCATCATACCTTCAACGTTAAGGTTCTCAAGGCATATTGTATCAAATCTATTAACAAGGTCTGTTGTTAATTTATGAAGGAAGTCATTACGCATATTGGTTATCTTACGATACTGTCTCGCAACTTTAACTCTCATTACCTCGTGTCTCTTTGAATCCTTCATTGTCTTTGCAAACCTTTGTTGTAATAGTTTCAGCCTTTGTTGGCTACGCTCGTAATACTTTGGATTTGAGTATTTAGTTCCGTCAGATAGAATTGCGTAGTCCTTGATGCCCAAGTCGATTCCAACACTTGTATCTTCAGAAATCTTGGCTTTCGATTTCTGTGGTTTGTTATCCTCAACCACAATGGTACACCAATATTCTCCGCACTTATCCCTACTAACTGTTAATGTTCCAATTTTGGACGTTGATAAATCAAATGACTTATTCTCGCAAAGCTTAACCCATCCGCACTTTGGTATTCTAACCTTCCAACCATCAAAGTCAAAATAAATGGCTTGTGTGTATTTTGAAACATCTTTTGACTTTCTCTTTGACTTGAATTTTGGAAAGCCTTTCTTCGCTTTGAAGAACTGCGTATATGCATTATCAAGATTACGTAATGACTGCTGTAAGCACTCACTTGGTACGTCTTTCAGCCAATTATGTTCTTCGGTGTTCTTTAATGTAGTTAATTCCTTTGCAAGTTGGAAATATGTTATGGTTTTGCGTTCGTTAGTCCAAGCCTTTGTTTTCTTATCAAGCCCCCAGTTATATATGAAACGAGCACAGCCAAAAGCTTGCAACAACTGATGTTGCTGCTTGTATGTTGGTTTAATCTTGTATTTGTATGCTCGTTTCATAATATATACTTTTTAATTTTTTCTATATATAAATATCACGTAGTTTTAAAAAGTGGCAAAAAACGAAGAAAAATTTTACTTTTTCTTCGTTATATTGTTTAATATTCTATTAACAGATTCTTTCACAATTTGATGTAAATCACTTTCTGTTAATCTAATTAATTTCTTATTTCCAAGATTTGTCTATAATGATGTTATGAATATAGTAAGACTAAACAACGGTACTATTGGAAGATTCCAAAACAATCCAAACACAGATATAAGGGTTAATAACTGTTCATCAAAAATCTATTAAAGAATATAAAATAATTTGATAAAATACGAAACTTTTTCAACTTTAGTGATATTTATATTATGAGTACAAAGATAAATAAAGTAAATAAATATAGGTAGCCGTACTACCGAATTTACGCTTGTGGACTATCCAACTATGGATGAACGTGGTTTACCACCTAAAGAGTAGTGATAGGTTGAAACAAGAAATAAAATGTATGAGATTCATAGATTTTCATAGAATTTTATATACGGTACGTGAAAATGGTAATAGTTTAGAGTATGACGTAAGAAGACATATATGGCTTGTTAATGTTGGAAGAATAGTAACTTTCTCGCTTGGCAATGAGAATTCAGCAAGGCAAGTCTATCAACTTATCACAAGAGATATTCTAAACTATATTTCATTTAGATGGGGGAGACCTCAACAATAAATGCAGCCATTTCTGACTGCATTTTATAAATCATTTGTGCCAACTGCTATATTATTGCCTAAAAATATATAAGTGCAGCATTGCTTGCCACACTTATATAATATAGGTTTTTAAATTAAAAAGTAAATATTAAATATGCTTTGTTGTTTGACCAATGAAGAATTGGCCCTGACTTATATTTTCAGACGTGTTTATAAGTTTTGCACCATATTCAAACTCTGGGTTATACAATGAACGAGCCATGCTTCTTTCTCTGCCACCAATATCATTTCTACCTTTAATGTCATATTTTCCCCCACCTTGTGTAGTATCGAAATTGCTGTAATCAATCATATTTGTTGGTTTTGAGCAATCGGGGAGAAATGCTGAGTGACCGCCATGGCCGGTTCCTTTTCCTTGTGCATCACCATCGCTTATTGCGTCGGGATGTGTTGGTCCGTATGGATTTTCTGCATTATAATCGCTTCTAACGATTTCATGTTCTCTTTCTTCTATACCTTTGATTTCAAGGCAGCTTTGTCCGTTTTCTAATATTGCCATAGTTTTATATTATTTTTTAAATATATGCTTATTTTTTTATAATAAATATTTTATATGCTTATTTTTTTGAGCGTTAATAATTGAGATTCTGTAAAAATTATTTTTTTACCTTTTTCAATGGATTCTGAGATATTTGTTAATGTTTTGCTTCCGCCAACAATAAATATTGAAGATAAATCTCCCCTTGGGTGTGTGCAGTCAAGTGCTTTGTTGATTATTACAATGGTTTGTTCTGGTGTCATATCTTCTCTATATTCGCAGATAATTTTTTCCAATGCAGGTAAGCCATAATCTGACCAAGCATCGCTTCCATCGGGCATGTTCATCCAATCATAGAATCCCATTTCATCCATAAATTCAAAACAATTATCTTCATTTGGCATTCCAAATTCTTTGATATATTTTTCAAAATATTCCGGATAATTTTCTATTGCATCTTCGAGCACATTAATTGGGAAGGGGTCGCTATCGAGATGCCCAACCCATTCTGTATTTGCTCTAAGTTTTGCTGTATTATTTAACAGTATTCCCATCCATTGATATACGTATTTTGTTGGAAAATAAACAAATTTGCCATATCTTACAAATTCAAGCAGTGCTTTTTTATACATATCTGGTTGAATAAGTGGCAACCATTGTTGTTTATCTGTTTTTCTAAAAATAAAGTCGTATAATACACTATATGTATTAATTTCTTCAATTGAATCGTAATATGGTAGCCAATCGCTATCTGTTGATTCTGTTATTCTAACAGATGCATTTCCCATTTTTATATCTTTTTGTGCCTTTGGTAATGATAATGGTTTTTTATCAATTTTTGGCACTGGTGGAACACATTTTACTTTTCTTACAGATGTTCTTAACTTTTTAAGCTCGTCATTTGCCCATTGTTTTAATGGTTCTTGTAACACATAATCCAAATTATTTTTATTTGTTGGCGTATGCCTTAAATCGAAATCTATTCTTTTTAAATCGCTAAATGATACTGTTTTATCATCATTATGTATTTTATCTTTTTTGTTTGACCTTTTATTATAGCCATCGTCAATAATTGAGTTAATACGCTTATACCCCTTTGCTTGTGTATATGCTGCAAAGAGGTTTCTATTGAGTTTTAGCTTATCAACTATTTCATCTGGTACTTTTATTTGTCTTTTGCCAAGTACCTTTCCTTCATCTTCTTTTAAAATTATTGGCATAACTATAATGTTATTTTTTGTTATTTAAGGCCTAAACATTTTTGAACCAGACATCGTTCCGTTCGCCCACCAACTTTGTGGGGTTTGAGTTTTTGCAAATTCATCACCGGTTGGCATCTTTCCATATTTTGGATTACCCTCATTATCTTGAACAGTGGCAGTTGTACCATTTTCAGAAGAATCACCATATTCTTTTATATCGCCATCTTCAAAATCTGGTGCTGATTCTGATTCAATTAATTTTGTTAGCAATGAGATTTGCCCTTCATTTATTTTTATAATTTTCATAAAAAATGTATTTTTATTTATAATATAAATATTTATAAGTAATTAAAATGTTTTATTAAAGGTGGCTAATTTAAAAGAAAATAACTATCATATTTTCAAATTAAGGGTAAATAAAGATGACTATTGGGATTTTTTCATAAACAATGATGCTTATGGAAGCTATAATTTCAATAGTAGCTTTATGTATGATGATTGTTTGGTATCATATATAGATGTTTCAGATAAAGACTGCTTTAGTGGAGATACATGGATTTATAGTTCAAACAAGTATCAATGGGAAAGCGCCATAACAACCACGTATACGCTTAATAATATTGGATATACCGGTATAGATAATGGTTTAATACAATATAGAAAGGACAGAATATCAAATAAGGATTTTGTTAATTATTATACCAATTCAAAATATGATATAGAAGAAGGAGATAATAGATTAAAGCTCCATGCTGTAAGCGGAACTACTTTATTATATGAATATCCATTAAAAATAGAAAATGATATGATAAAATTCAATGGCGGATTTTATCAAGGCTTTTTTATGACAGAATGTAATAAATATTCTGTTCTCCCTTATAAAATGGACGATTTAGATACGTGGGAATTGGAATTTACCTTAAATAAATGTGATTTTGAAAAGGAATCTGAAAAAACATTAAATGATAAATACCCAAATAATAAGGGAATATTCTTCTATATGGGAACAAGGGCCGAAAATAAATGGATTTATCTATATGATGAAGAAGATAAAGAATCATGTTCAACCTTATCATACGATGATTATATTGAAGATGCCCACATAGATAAAAAAGATTATATAATAGGTAATTTCTATAATCCAAATCCTGATTATATTGAAGAATTTTTAGATATTGATGACTATACGAACTTTAATTATTATGATGAGTCATACTATAGAACAAGTGAAGAAGAACTTTTCTCAGGAACAGTAAGCTGCGATGGAGAAAACATATTGGATGATTATTTGGACTTTGATATTACACCAAAAACAATAGATGAAACATTGACACATACTACAATGGATAGTTGGTGCTGCGATTTGGAAGAAAAAAAGACAAAAACAAAGCAAGTTTCTTTCTTTACAGCGTGCGGCTGCGTAAAACAAAAATATGTCAGGGCGGAAGATAAAGATGAACCATCATCCGGTTGTGAATTATTTGGAGATGGATATATAGACGGCTTTGATGGGTTGGACTATGATTCAGACTATATTGAGGCAGAATTGAATATAAGCGATTTTGAATATAAAACAGATAATGATTTTATGCTGAAATCAGCAAATGATTATTATTTCTATACCGATAATAAATTTATATTATTTGATAGAACAAAAACAGGTTTCACAATAAATAATTGGGAAGAAGGCACTAAAATGATGCTCTATGGCAAGAAAGATAAATTTAAAGGCAATTTATTTATCTTAATGAATAGAACAAAAACAGGATATACCGTAAATGATATTGATAAATTAAGAGATAAAGCAAATTCAGAATATACTGATTTATATAAAGATATATATAATAACGCATTTGCATTAAGAATAACAGATAACGGAGAAATTGGATATAGATATTTAATATTCGATTGCGAGGCAAAAAATGAACATAAATATTCAGTCATTGAAGGATATTCATTCCCAAATGTTATTAAAGATTGTGAATGGCACGTTGTGCACGTTAAAATAAAATCAATATTCACCGGAATAAAACTATATTTCTATGTTGATGGAAAATTGGTATACGTAACAAAAACATTGCCCAAATTTAATTTCCATAAACTTAATGATTTATATGAAAAACAAGAAGGAGTGCCATTTAACATATCGTTGGGCGGTGGAACACAAGGATTGGCAGAAACAGTCTTACCAAATTATATGCTTGACCCAACAAGAACATATCCATTGGAAGAAAACTTCGCTGGAACATTTATAGGATATATGAAATCATTTAAATTCTATAACTGTGAAATGGAATATATGAACATAGGTAATAATATACCTGTTGGCACCTGAGTGCCAATAAAAGAATCTCATACGTCAATAACCCCAGTGAAGGTTGATTATTCAATGGAAGACAGGCTAACAAATGGATGGGCAACTCTTAATGACATATATGACATATTAATGAAATGACAAAAATGAAAATAACTAAACATTACTTAATAAAACAAAACAAACATGGGAGAATACATAACTAACTTTAATACAACAGCAGAATTTGAAGCTGTTGAAAGCAGTCTGGCAAAACCACATGTAAGCCTAACAAAAGATAACATGGCTTTGCATTATATACCTGTGCATGACTATTCACAAGACTACTTAACCACAGTGGCATTGGAAGATGGCACAATATCGTTCAATATAGGGAAAAGCATGGGAACTGAATATATTACGTCCATATCTTATTCAACTGACAATGGCGAAACATGGACAATGGTAGAGAACCAAGATAATAAGGAAGAGCATCTTGCCATTGATGTTGATGTGAATGTTGGTGATAAGGTATCATGGAAAGGAAATGCACAGCAAACTGGATATATTGATAACGATTGTTTTTCATTCTTCTCTTCTGATTGCGAGTTTGATATTGAAGGCAATGTAATGTCACTCCTATACGGTGATGACTTTAAGGGTGAGGAAACGTTGGAATATGATGGACAATTTGCTTATTTATTCAATGATTTTGACGGGGAAAAGGAATGTAAAGTGGTGAATGCAAGAAACCTTGTTTTACCTGCTACAACGTTGGCAGTAAGATGTTATGCCTCTATGTTTTCTTGGTGCACAAGTCTAACGACAGCGCCTGAATTATTACCTGCTACAACGTTAGCAGAATCATGTTATAATAGTATGTTCTATGGTTGCACCTCTTTAACGACAGCACCTAAATTACCTGCTACAACAATGACAAGCTCCTGTTATGGTCATATGTTCATAGGTTGCACCTCGTTAACGACAGCACCTGAATTACCTGCTACAACGTTGGCAGAAAGATGTTATTATAATATGTTCAATGGTTGCACCTCGTTAACGACGGCGCCTGAATTACCTGCTACAACGTTGGCAAGCTACTGTTATCAAGGTATGTTCGCTGGTTGCACCTTGTTAACAACAGCGCCTGAATTACCCGCTACAACGTTGGCAGACCACTGTTATCGTAATATGTTCAGAGATTGCACATCATTAACGACAGCGCCTAAGTTACCTGCTACAACGTTGGCAAACTACTGTTATTATCAGATGTTCGCTGGTTGCACATCGTTAATGACAGCACCTGAATTACCCGCTACAACGTTGGCAAACGGCTGTTATACTGATATGTTCAATGGCTGTAGTAAATTGAATTATATTAAGGCAATGTTTACAACAAGACCAAGTTCAACTTATACGTCAAATTGGGTGAAAGGCGTTGCAAGTAGTGGCACATTTGTTAAAAACAGCACTGCAACGTGGACAAGTAGTTGTGGATTATCAACTTATCCATGCAATTGGGAAGTTAAGACTGCTTAACATTTGTCACTTTATATAATAAAGTGTGGCACATAAAAAGGTATCATAACATTTGACAAAAAAATCTGCAAGATTTTAAATGTCTTGCAGATTTTTATATATTCATTTAACTCTTTTATTTTTTACCAAACCTTTTCTTCAACCGGATATCTATACCAATCGGTATCTAATACCTTATTTTGTCCCCAATTATTGAATTTCAAATAAGCATCTTTTATGCAAATCTTCTCAAGAGGGTATCTGAAATCAAATGGAATCATTATTCCGTGTGGGTCTTCTCCTGCCTTTGAAATGTGAACTGTATAATCTCTTGTGGCATCATAGATATAAGGCATTGTTTCCTCATTTGTAAAGCTGAAGCTCTTGTCAACCGTTACCGTGTCAACAACGGCAGCAAATATGGTATCACCTTTTACAGTGTTTATGAATCTATTTGATACGCCAAATAATGAATGTACTTCAACGTCATCTTTTATTCTGTTGCCATTAATGTTCTTAACGTAAACATCATCCATTGCGCCACATGCAACAATACTGTATTCAATGCTTGTATCACTTAATCTTCTTGATTTAATTACAACATCATTCATGTCATAATCTCCAAACCAAGTGTCTTCAAAGCAGTATGTGTATTTGTTGTATTCGATTTCTGGTAAATCGCCAATTGGCTCAATGCCGCCATCAATTTCCATTACAATGTCATTGAAGTCTCTATCAGTGCCGCTTTCTCCACAGAGGAAATTCTTGCCATTAAAGCTTAACCAAGCCATTCTTGCGTCAGTTTCGCCAAGCTTTGCGCTTGCAAGGTCGCCCCATTTATTAACTTGTCCATTAAGCCTTCCATCGCAGTATAGTTCGCCCCTATGTACGTTTTTGCCTTCGTTTCTTATCATGAAGCCAATCTTATAGCCTTCTGGAAATTGATAAGAACCAATTGAACCGGTCTTTGGATTCTCACCCCAATATATCAATACATATCCAAGGCGTTTTACCAACACGTCATCTTTCATGCCTGTACTAACTCCTCTTCCAAGAACGCAATCACCAAAGTCTATCATTCTAAACTTGGGTAGGTCTTTTATGTACTGAACAGCCTCATCTTCAGATAAGCCAGCTAAGTCAGACTCCTTGAAATAGTAGTAATACAAGGCACATTTTTCAATCTCCTTCCATCCACCATCATTCTTATAGATTAAGTCAACAATAATTGGCTCATTTCCAGTTGTGATAGGATAGCAATTCTCGTTGTAATACCTATGATTCCTTATTTTCTCAATATTTGATTTCTTATTGGGCAAATAAGTAAAAATAACATCCCTTAAATCGGTCTTTGTTTCTTCATCATAGTCATTAAACACCATCATTTGCTGAATGCCGTCAACAACGTTATACAGAGTGTCGTTGTCAAAGCCATCATAACCACGAAGCCTTGAGTATGACATTACAACATCACCAAGAACGGGATTCTCCGGAAGGTTAGACAAAGCACTTAAGTCATCAGTGCTAATCGCCCTGCTTGTGGCTTTCTTTGAGAAAGAAACACTTGCGTCACCAACATTAAAACCCTTAATTCGGCACTCACCCTCAGAGTTAAAACATGCGGCATATAACCTCTCAATACCAACTGGTACGTCATATACCATGGTAATAACATCACCATTTCTTACAATAGTCCTATTAAGAGACATGCTGCCATTTCCATCACCATTACCAAAAGGAGAACATGTTAATATTCTAACATCAGCAACGTCAAAATCATCGGGATTGACGTTGATTGTAATGGTTTGCTGATTTGTCATGTTCCAATCGTGGTTTTTCATGAATGAAACACCAAATACAGATTCAGCATGATTTAGCACCTCGTTGTTCTTGCCATCGAAATCATAAGCGTCATGATTAACACAAGAACATACAAAGCACATTAAAAATAAAAATATAAAATTCTTCATAATTAAAAAGATTAATCTATTACAAATTTAGTTTAAAAATAAAGCTAATCGCCCCTTTTGAATAAATATTTTATTGTGTGCAAATATACAAATAATATTTTAAAAAACAAAATTTATATACCATTTTTTAGAATGTTACATAATTATCAATAAAGAAATCATCAATTATGCCCAATTTTAATGCGGCTCTATATGCCGTTTGATTTCCCTTATAAAATTCTGTTTTTGTATTATATTTAATGGCTTCATTTTCAATGTTTTTATAATTCCAATATCCCCACTTATGCTGTTTCTTTTGAGCCAACCATTGCATTTCTTCAATATAGCCATATTTATGCGCTGCCAAAAATGCACTGAGATTGCCTTTTTGAAATTCTTCCTTTGTTGAATATTTTTTGGCTTCTTTCATAATATTATCTCTGTTTTTCCAATAGCCTTTGGGATGTTTTTTGTTATTTGCATCCAACCATGGCATGTCGCCAATCCATCCATTATTAATTGCCGAATTATAAGCATTTCCGGAATGCTTTTTAAATTCGGTTCTTGATGAGAATTTTTTAGATTCTTTTATTACATTCTCCTTTATCTTCCAATATCCTTTATATTTTCTCATATAGTAAATCAAGTTCTTTTAACCATCCATATCTTTGAGCAGCATCATAAACGCTCTTGTTATTTTTCATAAGTTCACTTTTTGAATTGTATTTTTTGGCAATTTCCATAATATATTCCTTATTTTTTAAAGAACCTTGTTTTGTGACTTTATTTTTAGCTAGCCACGTAAATTCTTTTAAGTACCCATATTTTAAAGAAGCCCAATATGCACTTTGATTTGCCTTTTGAAATTCATTCTTTGATTTATATTTTTTAGCTTCATTTAAACAATTTTCTTTGTTTTTCCAATAATAATTTGGCAAACGATTATTTTTATTAAACCACGTGAATTCATCAAATATTTTAAGCCTTCTTGCAGCATTAAATGCCCCACCAGCATTTTTTTGAAATTCTGTCACAGATTTATACTTTTTTGCCTCATTAATAATGTTGTTTTTATTTTTCCAAAATCCTTTTGGATGATTTTCTATTTTTGGCATCCACGTCATTTCATCAATCCAACCATTTTCCATGGATTTATGATATGCTTGGCTTGCATTTCTTTCAAATTCGCTTCTGGTTTTATATTTTTTGGCCTCTTCAAAACATTTATTCTTTGACCACTTGCCTTTTGCCATATATCCAATGCTGCCACAAGGCTGCTTATTTAACAATGTAAAACCATTGTCTTTGTAATAATTTTCCCAATATCTTTCCCTTTCAGCTCCTTGTACAACAGTTAAACCACTTTCAATAACGTCAATCTTTGGAATTTCAACATCATGTTCCTTTGCGAATTTATAAACAGTATCATTTTGTCTTGTTCTATGCTGACGGTCTCTTAATGCCAAGTAAATGGTTCTTCCAATATATACAGCGTTTTCATTTATAAAATGATACTTGTATACAGTATCAACCGGGTCAGTATATACATTTTTATTGTTCAACCAAGTCATTTCATCAAGCCATCCTTTATCTTTTGAAACCACATAAGCGCCATGAGCTTTTTTATAAAATTCCATTCTGGATGAGTATTTTTTACTCTCTTCAAAAGTAACATTTTTATCTTCCCAAAATGATAATCTATGAGCCATATTTCATATTTGTTTTCTTTATATTTATTTCTATATATAAAATATGAGTAATTTTTAAATAAAGTAAATAAAAAAACTATTTATTTTTAAATAAAAATAAAATAAAATTAATTATGACAGGTTTGTATTATTATAAGTTAATATCAAATTATCCTGACGATGTGACGAAGCAATGCAAATTGACCGTTAATGAGATTGACCATAACTTCAAAACGCTCAAAGATGCAGACATTAAGAGTGCAGAGCTTGACGAGGACAATAAATCTGTGATTCTTACAAGAAATGATGGCGACAAGTTGGTTGTAGATTTAACTCCGGTATTAAGTGGTACGGTTTACGACCTTAATGTCGTCTATGAGAATCCGGAAGGCTCATGCGAAGGCGCTACTGTGTATGTTACGTACACCATGTTAGACGAAAATGATGTTAAAACTACTGTAACTGTTCCTATAAACAGATTAGTCACAGTTGATAATTTAGATTCTTTATTAGGCGATAGACATGTTATTACAGATGGAAGCCTTACCGGATATGGTACTATGGATTCTCCTCTTGGAATTAACGAGACCGAAAAGGTTAGGCCTGCAATTAGGTTAATAGATACTACGAGTGGCTATACTCTTCCTGAAAATGCTACCATTGGTGACAGATATGTTACAAAGGAGTATGTAAGTGAATATGGTTATTTATATAACTATGGCGGTGTTGAGAAGATTGCAGAGACATTGGAGATGGAAGATAGAGGGTGGAGAATTCCAACCAAAGCAGATTGGGATTGCTTGCTTAACTCTATAGAGCCATGTGAATATAGAAATCACGACTCAGCTATTTGCCATCAAGTTCTTGGTAAGTATGCTGGTACTAAACTAAAATCAACTTGTGGTTGGTTAGAGGAGCCTGATTGTGAGTGTAAGAACACAAAGCCACTTGGTGGTCAGTACTGTGGTAATGGCGAAAGTGGAAGCACAGGTGAAGGAATCAATGGTGATGATGATTTTGATAATGATACCGTTATTGATGACAACGATGTAGAGCCAACACCCGTTAGAGCAGATTATTGGGGAACTGATGAGTTTGGTATGAAGATTCTTCCTACCGGATATGGTGATGGCGATGAAATTGAGCATTATTTTAACAAAAAGACCATATTTTGGACTTCTACTCATGTTTATAATGATTTAGGCCAAGATTACTATGTAAAAGAGTTTGATTGGAATAAATCAGGTGTGGTTCAGGAGGCTCAGTGCCCTGATGCTTTATTCAGTTTAAGACTTGTTAAAGATTATACCGGAGGAAATCATTTTGTAACTGAGACCATTGATGGCATTAATTATGAAACTAAATTATTCCCCGAATGTGGATTAATTTGGACCGCGTCAAACTTTGCAGGCACAAAAGAGTCATATGACCCTCATAGTGTTAATATGAATCTCAACCCTTATAATAGAGTTGCATATTTCATTAACGTATGGAATGGTAAAGAGTGGGATAAGAGAGCTTTGGTAGAAGGCGAAAGCATTGTTATTAACGATGGTAATGAAGGCTGTCAGTATAATATTGAGTATAAGGTTTATACAGAGGATAATTGCAACCAAATTTTGGTTAATGCCGATGACACTATAGTTGAGCGTGTTATTGATAGGATAGTTCCATTAATTGAAGAGGAAAGGGAAGAAAGAATTTCTGCCGATACGGAGATAATGGAAACCTTGAATGAAGAAATTGAAAATAGAATATCAGCCGATGAACAGGAGAAAAACGAACGTGAAGCAGCTGATGCTATTCTTCAAGAGGAGATAGAAACCGAAGCAACTAGGGCACAGGACGTTGAACAGCAATTATGGGATGCCATAAACCAAGAATCTGAAAGAGCGCAAACTGTTGAGCAGGATTTATGGGCAGCTATTGATGCTGAAACATCTGCAAGAACCGATGTTGATAATCAACTATGGAAAGCCATTGAAAATGAAGCATCTGCAAGAACTGAGGTTGACAATCAACTTTGGGGTGCTATAAATCAAGAGGCTGAGAGAGCGCAATCCGTGGAGGCTGAATTATTTGAAAAGATTGAAGAAGAGGCATCTGCAAGAACCGATGTTGATAATCAGCTGTGGGAGGCTATCGAAAATGAAGCATCTGCAAGAACTGAGGTTGACAATCAATTATGGGATGCCATACATCAAGAATCTTCTGACAGGGAAAGTGCTGACGAACAAATCTTGGAAGAATTGCATGAAGAGGTTGACAGAGCCAAAGCTGAAGAAAAGAGAATTGAGAATGAGATAATTGATGACCCAAGTAATCCAAAGAATGTAAATATTCCGGAAGGTGCTATTAAGGAAATAGATGGCGTTAAATATTATGTAATGAATGTAAATGGCGGAATGATATTATATTCAAAAGATGGTACTAATGATATTCCCATTAGATTAAATGCGGATTTTGGTAATTTTTAACATAAAAAAAGAAAACATGTATTAAAATGGAAAATATATTTGATAGATTACAATTTGTAAAACATGAAAATGTTTTTGCTACCAGAGAAGAGGCAATAAACTACGTGCTTGATAAACAAGTGGTTGAAAGACCAACGGTTGTTGCCGAGCCTATGGTTTTGCTGTATGAAAATAGTGATGCTACCAAGGGGCCAAATGTTATTTTGGCCATTGGTTCTGTTGGAAATGGAAGGCCTAATGCCAATAATAGAACTTTCTTTATTGATACCCAAAAAACCGCTGAAGAAATAGAAGCTCTTGATGAGAAAATAGAAGAGGCTATTAAATCATTAACTGTCATTCCTTTGGAGAGCAATACGGTTAAGCTATTTTCAGACAATAATGAAGATGGCACGGTTTTAAGTGGTGACGTTAAATTGGCAGATTATAGAATTTCTACAGCTGGTACAGTTAATTACAACATATTACAGACTGAGGGAAATAAAGGTTTATATGCCTTTGTTGATATGAATTATGACCCTGAGACATTTGCAATAACGTTTAATGTTAATGGTGTTACCAAGGAATTTGAGTTACCCAAAGACAAACATATTAAAAAGGGGGAATATGATGAAATCAATGAGGAGATTGTGTTGACACTTGCTGACGATTCCAAAGTTAAAATTGATGTTGTAAAGCTTATAGATGAGTGGACCGTAGTTGGTTCAGCAAGTACAACACCGGTTGTTTTATTTAAAGAACACGTTAGCTCATATACAGAATCACATGAAGGTATATATGGATGGCAAGACCTTTTAACAGCAGATGTTAGAGTGGCAGAGCACGTTCCCCATAATATTTTGCATAAAGATGGAACAGGTAGATATTTGGTGGTTGAAGGTACTGCTGATAATATACATTATAAGAGCGATTTGACGGTTAAAGATGCGTTGGATAATATAGATACTAATATTTCTACAAGTGCCGGTAATTTAATTTATAAACGTCACGATGGCATATTTGCCGCAGCAATGCTTACATATGATAAGACAAGAAATACCCTTATCTATAAGTATTCCGATGGAGAATCAGAAAGTGTAATTACCTCTGAAATTGAATTAAATAGCCTTCAGGTATTACATGATATAACTTATGACCCAACCAATGAGGTTTTAGTTATTCGTTATATAGATGAAAAGGGTGATTATCAAAGAGTAGAAATACCTGTTAAAGATATTATCGAAGAATGGGACGTTGTAAATGAAGGGCACACTATTTTACTTAATAAACAACGTAGTACTGGAAGCGGAAAAGATATGCTTTCTGCCGACGCTAAAATATATAATGGAGCTAATAATATATTGGAAGATAAAGACCATACATTATATGTAAATGGTGTATCTGATAATATAAAATATACTTCATTAGATGATACTACCGTTAAAAGTGTATTAGATAATCTTTCAGCATCTACCGCATCACTTGATGAAAAAATAGATGAAGAAATATCTAATAGAATACAAAGTGATAATAAATTTAATGATACTATTGGTACAGGCTTTACAACTGACCCACATGAGAATATAACATATAAGTTCAATGAATTTAGTGGAAATGTTGCTTCTGAAATTAACAGTTTAGTTAGTGAAGATGCTGCAATAAACGAAAGAGTTGCAACTGAAATTGTACGTTCAACCGCTAAAGATAATGAACATGATGCTAAAATAGCTGATGTTGAAACAACTATTGGTACAGGATTCTCAACAGATGGCCATGAAACCGTTACATATAAATTTAACGAGTTTAGCGCAAACGTTACCTCAGAAATCAACAATTTAGTTAATGAAGATGCTTCAATCAATGAAAGACTTTCTTCAGAGATTTCACGCTCTACTACTAAAGACGGAGAACATGATGTTAAAATAGGCAACGTTGAAACAACTATTGGTACAGGATTCTCAACAGATAGCCATGAAACTGTAACATATAAGTTTAATGAAATAGAAAATTCATTAAATGATGAAATTGAAAGAGCCACAAGCATTGAAACTTCATTAAGAAATGATTTAAATTATGAGGCAAGCCGTTCAATAGAAAAAGATAATGAACACGACGCCAAAATACAAGAAATTAATGAAGCAATTGCAGAACTTAGTGCTGATACAGGCGGCAAAGTAGACTCCATTGTTAATAATGACCATTCAATCGATGTTGATAATACAGATAGTGTAAATCCCGTTATTAAAGTTAATTTAAGTACTGAAATTGAATCAGGTAAAGAAAATATTATTAAACTTAATAATGATGGACTTTATGCAGGCGTTGATTTAACTTATAATTTTGACCCAAATGCAGGTAAAAATGAGTTAATTTTCTCAACTACAAATGGCGTTAAATATATTGAATTAAAAACAAATTCTGTTGTAGATAGAATATATTATGATTCTGTAAAAGAAGCTATTATTATTGAATATACAATAAATGGTGTGAGACAACCTGACGTAGTTGTTCCCGTTGGCGATTTAATTACAGAATGGAGAGTGTGGGATGGACACGAAGGAGCGATACAACTCACCAAAGAAAGAAAAGCAAGCGGTACGTCTGAACAAGACATACTTAAAGCTGCCGTTGTTATCTCTACCCATAATGATAATATATTGGTAAATGATGGAGGAACATTATATGTTACATCATCAGGCATTACTAAAAATGCAACAGATATAACAGCATTGCAGAACAGAACAAGCACTCTTGAAACAAACGTAAGCTCTTTAGACAGCAGATTAACTGCCGAAGTAAGTAGAGCAACTGATGCAGAGAGAACCCTTTCAACTGATTTGGCAAGTGAGATTAGTAGAGCCACAGGAGAAGATACAAGGATTGAAGATAAATTAGATGCAGAAATCATACGCTCTACCGCTAAAGATGAAGAATTGGCAATATCAGCCACATCAAACGCCTCTAATATACAAACAGAGAAAACTCGCGCAATAAGTGCTGAAACTGCTTTGCAAACAGCTATTAATAGCGAAACCACACGTGCTACTAATGCCGAAACAACTATCAATACTAAGCTTGATACTGAAATAAATCGTGCCGTCGGTGTTGAAACAACTCTAAGAAACGATTTAGACGCAGAAGTGAGCCGTTCGGCTGATAAAGACTTAGACCTAGAAACAGCACTGACAGCAGAAGTTTCTCGTGCTACTAACGCAGAAGCAGCTTTGACGACATCTGTTAATACAGAAAGAACCAGAGCATTAAGCGCAGAAACAGCTCTACAGACCGCAATTGATAATGAAAGCGCACGTGCCACAAATGCAGAAACAGCCATTGATACGAAAATCAATAATGAGGTTTCTCGCTCAACTCAAAAAGATAGCGAATTGCAAATTTCAATCAATACAGTCGTTTCAAACTTAGAAAATGAAGTAAATAGAGCTAAAAATGTTGAATCTGCTTTAACTGATGATTTAACAGAAGAGATAACTCGCGCAAAAGAAGCTGAAAGCGCTATTACAAATAGCTTAAATGCTGAAGTGACAAGGGCAACCGACGCAGAAACTCTCTTACAAGAAAGAATAAGCAATGAAGCTGTGCTACGCGATAATGCAGATAGTAACTTGAATACACTTATCACAAATGAAGCAAGCCGCGCAGCAAGTGCAGAGAGCGCACTGCAAACTTCTTTAACCAATGAGACTTCAAGGGCAACAAGCGCAGAGTCAGCACTGCAAACAGCAATAGGTAGTGAGGAAAATCGTGCCACTAGTGCCGAAACGGCTTTGGATAATAGAATAAGCGGAGAAATCGCTCGCGCTTCAAGCGCTGAAACAGCACTGCAAACAGCTATTAGCAATGAAGCCACACGCGCAACCAATGCTGAAACAACTCTTAATACTAAGATTGACGGCGAAATCGCCCGCTCAACCGCTAAAGAAACTGAGCTCGCAAACTTAATTTCAGCCGAAACAGCAGCAAGAATTGCAAAAGATGAGGAATTAAGCGAAACATTAACCGCTAGCACATTAACGTTCGACGATACCACAACAATAGATTTGAATAAATCTGCCGAAAATGTGGTTACTGCCAATGTTAAAGTTGCCAACTCCAATGATAATATCATCAAAATTAGTGGAGAAAATGCCGGCATATTTGCATCAGTAAGATTGGGATATGACTCGGCCACTAATAAGATACGTATTATCACATCTAACGGAGCACAAGATGAAATACAACTTAACGCAGGCGCATTACTTGACACCATAGTATACGATAGCATTAATAGAGTATTGGTTATCACATACCACGATTCAAATGGCGTATCTCATACAATGAATGTTCCTGTTAATGAACTGTTCAATGATTGGGTTGTAGATAATCCTTCAGAAGATAGCGCAATTGAATTAACTAAAGTCACTAATGGTAGTGGATATAGTGATACATTAAGCGGAAGAATTGTATTAACTAATCTTGATGACAATATCGTTAAAATAGTTAGCAATGGCTTATATGTATCAGGAGCATTAATAAGTGCCGCAACCGCTTCAAGTGAGTGCGTTAAATCTGAACTTACAAGTGTAGAAAAAGCAGTGTTTGGAAATGAGAGCATTCCCGAATGCGGAGCCGGATTTGTTTACCACGCTCCTAATGGAAGCACATATATTGCAAACGCAACTAATATCAATAACGCTACATATTTGCTTGACCAAACCGTTAGAGAACTCTCTTCATATACAGCAAGCTTGGAAAGCAAAATAACTGAATCATCCGGTGATACTCAGTGCGTACAAAATGAACTCAATATCACACAAGATAACGTTCTTGGAATGTCAGTTCCTAAGTGCGGATTGAATGATAATGGCACTGAATTTAGATATTTGGCAAACGCAGGCACAAATTATATTGCAAGCGCTACGTCATTTAATAATGCAGATATTATCCTCGACAGAGAAATAAAGAACACAAATGATATAATGTCTGTTATTGGAGATTCACTTAGCGCTGCTACAGATGATATTGACGATTTGTCAAATGAGATTAACTGCTTAGAAAATGGAATAGGATTTGGCTCTGGAACTTGCGAATACCACCCAAGTACCGGTTCAGTCATTAGCGCAGCAACATCATTATATAACGCTGACCAACTGTTGGATAACGCAGTTAAAGCGTTGGATGACAAAGTTGATAATATGCTCGATGGAAGCGATACAACTTCATCACACGTATATATTGAAAATGACGCATTGAAAGTTGATGTGAGACTGTCACACGGTAATACAACACCGGGAATGAGCGACAGCGAACTAATCATAAGCGGCACAAATGATTCTGAAATAACAGATACAAACGCCCTTAGATTAGTTGAAATAACAGGCCAAGCAGATGACTCAACATTTAATGGCTTATATCTGAGCAACATTTGGAATTGCGGAGAATATACAGCAAATGGAGCAGGAACTCCTAATAATAAGTATAAAATTGATGACAGCACTGGTGCTTCCAATATTAATTATGGAAACTATGCAAGACAAAATAATGTCTAAAATAAATTAAAAGGTTGGGATAAAAAAATCTCAACCTTTTTTTAATTATTCATCTCCATTTTTATCAATATAGTCATAAGATATGTCATCAAATACAAAGCCGCCAGTTGATGGAACTACGGAAGGTATTTTATTGAAATAAAAATGCATATCACTATCTAATGTTACAACATCTAATATTGTTTGAGGTAAAACACCATCTTCTTCAAACGCTTCAACATCTTTATCAGTTAAATTATTTAAAGCCTCCAAATATTTTTCATTTTCAACCTTAAATAATTCATTATCATTTTCCTCCTTTTCCTTAATGTAATCTTTAACCAAATTATCCCAATCTATGTTGCACTCCTTAATAAATGGCGGTGTTTCATTAATCTTTAACCAATAAGCAATCTCCTTCTTCTCGGGAGTCATTAAAGCTTCATAAGTGTCTTGGTCAGACTCTTTGTTGGGATAACCAGCAACCAATTTTGCCTCCTCTTCGGTAAAATATTTTCTATTCTCCGGATTTGAAATTAATATCTCATTTCTTATATTTGGAGAAAAACAAACCAATAATGGCTTTATCCTGTTATTAAACTGCTCAATATATTTTTCGGAATTATATTCCAAACCATCAATATCGCTGCATAAAATATCCTTCTCATCTTCCATTATTTCAGCAGGGACAATTTGACAATTAAGAATAATCTCATCCTCCTCACGAATAACATATTTCTTTATTATCTCCTTCTTATTATCAGAAGATAACCCCTTAACATTCTCAACGCCATAATTCTCCAACTCTTTCTTAAATAACTCGGTCTTTAATTTGTTGGTCAACTCAATAATATCGCCATTCTCATCCTTTATAAATTGATGCGTAACTTTCTTAACGTCAGAATGACCCTTCTTCGTTCCCGTATTTATGTAATAAATGGTGTCACTCACATTTACATTTAAATTCTCCCTGATAACCAACTCATACCACGCCTGACGAGACTTCTTATTACCTGCCTTCGTTAAAGTGTTACAGTCAGTCTTGTACTCATCAATAGTCTTCTTAATCTTACCCTTTGAAGCAATATCCTTTATCGGAATTTGATAATTGTAAATCCTTGAAATATAATCATAATAATTTTCCAAAAATTTTGAACCATTACCGTGAAGCAATAAATTTATTCCATCATCAATAAACTTCTCCAAATAACCCGACATCTTTCTTGATTTAATGGTATTTCCAACTTTTTTTGTAGAACCATCCGGCATAAGGTCCGCGTAATTTTTTCTTGCGAACTGTATACAAGCGTCACAATACTCATCTATTCCCAAACCCATTTTATTAATGCCTCCGTTATACGGCGAATTAAAATATAAGTCTTCAAATTCTGCAACGTCTGCTTCCACTTTTGTATACGTCTTTCCCTTTTCAACATTTCTTCCAAGGCCCTTTCCAACATATGGATTTTCATCAGTATACCTGAATTTTTTTGGCATTTGGAAGTTGAAACCATCGGTATTTGACATTACATTCATTCCCAAAGCGTTAATAACTGTGCCGTCCAAAGATATATCATACACGTAATCACTTGTGTTTCCTATGTTTTTTGTTTCAATCATTTTAGTATTTCTTTTAAAAGTTCTTCTTTATTCTCAAAAACTTGATATGGGTATTCTATACCTAAATTATAATTTCTTTATCAATTATTTTGATTTTAGATTTTTTCCAAATATATTTTAGCAAGCCGCAGTCCCATATTTTATATGCTTTTATTTTCTCACACATTTCTCTTTCTGTTAAAGACATTGGTAAATTATATTTTTTTGATAAAATAGATTTTCTAAAATTAAATTTATGCACTCTATTATATGTGCCATCTATAATATATTTGTAATCTGGCTGTAAAATGCTTTTTAACCTGAAACCTAATTTTGTATATAGATTTTCATTTTCATTAATAGTCCATCTTCTATCGGCAAAAGATTTTACAGTTTCTGGTTTATATTTTTCAATAAAGAATGAGAACATTTTACTACCTATGCCTTGGCTAATAGTATTTATTTTGGTGGCAAATCTATTTAATTCCCACTCGTTATCATCATTTAGTTTTGTGAGCGCCATTACTCCTACTATGTTTTTTTCGTAATATGCCCCCAAATATATAGTTGATTTACATTTACCTTGTATATGATTTTTTTCTAAAAATTTTTTTGCTTCATAGTAAGAAATTTCATAAATTAAACATTTTCTAGCTTGTATTTTTTCGCCGTCATCTATATTCAATAAATGTTTTAATTTAGATAAGACTATTTCTTTTTTGTCTATATATTCATCTTCAAATATTTGTATTAGCTTTATACCATTTTCTCTACATTGAAGAGTTTTACTTAAATGGTAGTTCTTATCTTTATTAAATTGTTCAGAGTGCCATCTACAGCCATTATATTCTATTGCTATATTTTTTGATGGTATAAAAATGTCAAGTTCTGCTTTATTTTTTAGTATATTTCTTTCTCTTTGTATTACATTATCTTTACCAATTAAATTACATATAAATTCATATATTTCGCTTTCATATTTAGAAATGCTACTAGAGCATTTTTGACAGCCACTTCCATGAATATGAGAATCTGGTATTTGTTTAAAATCTCCATGCTTAGGGCACGTTATAATGACTTCATTGTCATATCCATTATAAACAACTTTGGAATAGTCATATTTGTCCCCGTGAACTTGTCTCGCCTTTTCAATAAATTGTTCTGTTGTGAGCATTTGTTGCGCCGAACGTTTTTTTATGCCGCATTTTCGACATCCTTGACCCATTAGATGCTTAAAAGGAACTTGCCAAAATTCTCCATGCTCTGGGCATATTATGCATACTTTTTGATTTGTATTAACATATTCTACCTTTGAATAATCGTACTTATCCCCATGAATTTTTTTTGCTTCTTCAATGAATTGCTCTTTTGTTTTTCTAAATTTTTCATGCGAATGCTCTAATCCGCACCGATAACACCCCTCTCCATTTAAATGGGAATTAGGGGTTATTGTAAAATCCCCATGAGTTGGGCATGTTACAATAACCTTAATACTATTTTTTACATATACTGTTTTAGAATAATCATATTTATCGCCATGTATTTTTTTGGCTTTTTCAATAAAAGTTTCTTTCGCTAATTTATTTGAATTTTTATTAAAAAGTGATTGTCTTTCTTTTCCGCAAATCTTACACCCCCTTTTTGGGTCCCTTAAATGCGATGGCGTGTCATAATTTATTTCATTATGCTTTTTACATAAAAATTTCACCAGCCCATTTTCATAACTTAAATATTCATATTCATTATTATGAATTTCATTAAATTCTTTTATAAATTTTTCTTCATTAAATCTTCCCATATTATACCGCCTTTAGAATAAATATCTGATACTCCAATAAAAATTACTTAAATAATTTGCTTTTTTAAAAATAATATTCCAGCTGCACAAGTTTTGCTAATTTTTGAGTAGTCCACATCTCCAAGAACATCTAAAAACACCTGTATTCTTTGTTTTTTGTCTAAGTTAAGAATGCTAATCGGTATTCTATCAAACGTGCCGTTCTTCACCATCTTGGCTATCGTTATTATTTGCTTAATACTTGGGTCAGTATAACTGTGGTCAAGCTTTTCATTGTAATATTCCAATTTTGTTTCGGCATTTATTTCGCTTGGCTTGATTTTTTCCTGTCTGTTATTAAACAAACTGTGGTCCTCTGTTACCACAACGTTCATATTGCCATCAGAAAGTTCGTACAACGGCTTTTCTGTCTTGTGACGGTAAATATACTCAGGATGCATCCAACCGCTTCTACAGAGCACTTTAAATGGCTTCTGGGACGTATCATATTCACGGCCCAACGCATCAACTTCCGTTTCGCCAATTAACTCCTCAACTGGCTTTATATCAATTAACCCGTTTTCATCGTACTTTATAAATAATGGTGTATCACCTGTGAACGAGTCGCCCACAACAGGAGTGTAATTATAGTCAGAATTATTAATGCCAAACTTTTCGCTTAATGTCGAAAAATGAGAAATCATTAAACGTAAACTCTGTCTTCCAATACAAGTTGTTTTCTCAGCAGCTTCCAAATCGCCAAACGGAAACACTTGTGGACACCCGTATGACCCGAAAAAGCTATTGGCCAAAATCTTTAAAGGTAGTTGTTTCTTATCATTCGCTGATTTGATTGATTTACAGCGTGCAATTTCGTTTTTTATATTTGTTTTTTCTTCTTCTGTTAAATCGGTTGAATTTAATTTATCTTTTAGTTTATTTGCTTTTTCTCCGTATTCTTCTTTTATTTTTTTATATTTTTCTCGGTTTGTTAATATATGTTCGAGAAGATGGAGCATAATATTATCTATGTCTAATCCCGTGCTAACCCACCACGTTAAGTCTATTGATGGATAAAGTGAGTTGTAGTCTAATTTTACGATTCTATCGACATATCCCACTTTTAATAATCGTGATAGGCCTCCTGTAAAGCGAGCGTTTTCGCTTGTTGCCGGTACTGCAAGATTATTTTCATAGCTCCAAGCAAGCATAATTAATTTCCAAATTCCTGCTGTTCCCATTGTGCACGCTCTTGTAAATGACGTTGGGAGTAATTTTGCCACGAGGAAGTTAGACTCATTTAGTGTAAGTTCTACTTTATCAGTTTCCCAAAGGTCGTCCAACAAGTATCTTTCTACTATGTATCTTCCACTTGTTAATTCATAGCCGTCTAGTAGTTTTCTATCGTCTTTTATTTCATACCAATCTCCGTCTGTATTTCTAAAGGCATATTTTTTTTCTGTGACGTTCCATACTTTTGTAATTATTCCTCCTGGAACATATACTCGATTTGGTTTTTTAAGGTTGAGATATTTTGTCGTATATTTAAGTGACGCAGATTTCATATTGGAGTCAAGTGCTTGTGCTCTTCTGACTGCATGTAGTGAGTCTAACACGCTAAAGCCCCAAGCCATAGTTGGTTTATAATATTCCATTTCTCCTCCGAGTTTTAGCACTGCGTTTTTTTTCTTTTTATATATTGGGTGTTTGAAGTATTTTGATGACATTTCTTGTAGTGTTGTGCCCAACACTTCGCATCTGATGATTATGAAGTCCCAATCGAAGTTTTCTGAGTTATGTCCTGCTATAATATCGGGTTTTTCTTCATATATTGTTTTTAGGAATTCGTCAATTGCCTCTAATTCATTTTTATTTCTCTCTTCCCCTTCGCCTGTTATTGTAATAATTTTCTCAAAACCTTTATTGGTTCTCATACCAATTTGGTCTATGGCGTGTATTCTTGGGTTAAGCCCTTGTGTTTCAAGGTCGAACAAGAATCTCTTTAAATCGTCATAGTTTTCATATCCTTTGAACAGTCTTTTTCCAGTTTGAATCATAAATTGTTCAATTGGTGTAATTGCCATAAATTCTTTTGAGCCGCCTCCTCTTTCTGTTGCCGCATTTTTATCATATATTGGTGTTCCTGCTTCTGTAAAGAAGTTTAGGAATCTTGAATATGGCATATTTTTAGTGGCGTAGAACAGATATTTATATCCGTTTTCAAGTCTTTCTATTTTAGTGCCGTCTTCTCTTTTGTCTGTTAATTTTTTGACGTTTATATTATATTCCCTTAATTTTCTGATTAACAAGCTTCTATTGCCACCAAACATTCTTATGCACGCGCTATTTTTGACCCATATAAATGGTTTAAATGGCTCTCTTTTAACTCTTTTTTCTCCGTTTTCATTATTATAGATAATATTTGCCATACTATCCATATAATCACATTCAATTGAAACAATATGTTCCATTGGGTCGTGCCCACTAAGGAATGTGTTTACCATTTCTGTTGTAATTTCTTTTGCCATATTAAAAATTTTTTTAAATTTAGTTAGAATTTTAAGTTTTTACTTTTAAAAAACATCAATTCATTTGCAAATATACAAAAATATTTATAAAAAATAAAATATTTATTAAAAAAACTTTAAATAAATGCAAGAGTGGTATTTGAATCAAAACTCATTGAATCCGTCCATACGGCTTGAGTTAATAAATGACGGAAGGCACGACTATAGAAAGGCTTTCGAGGCTTTGCAAAACTGTTCCATTACTTTTACCATGATTAATAGGGAGAGTGGTGTGACAAAGATTGCAAAAGCTCCTGCTTATATTAAGAAAAAGGAAACGGGCGGCTGCGTAGAAGAGTACGTTATCTGCTATGATTGGAGAAAACGTGATGTTAATGAGGCTGGCAATTATATTGGTTATTTCGATATTGAATTTGGGGAGATAAAAAATGATGAATATACTTACCCAAGTGGAAATTTGATTGTTCCAATTAGGGAGCAACTTATGATAACAATAAGAGAGTTAAAATAAAAAAAAGTAACGATATATCTGTTGGCAGTAACGTCCTATTTTGAACTGATGAACTGTACTATGCTTGGTACGCACGTAATAACGTGGCATAAAGAAAGAGCAACCACTATTATGATTGCTCTATTTTTTATTTTTCAAATAATATATTTTTCATTGCAAGCTTTCTTTCAATATCATCAAATGACTCCCCAAACATAAAAATTAACCTTCCGTCTTCAGGATAGTCATCATAAAATGAAATATTCTCATATGCGATACCAACGCAGCCGTCAAGAGCGTCTTGCATTGAAAAACAATTATTATTTTGTATTAGGTCTAGTTTAATTTTTGTTTTAACAACGTGTATTTCCGTTATATATTCTTCCGATGGCATTAAATTATTAACCATCCCCGCAGGCATATACTCCCAATTCTCTCCGAAAACTTCATCTGGGTTGTCTGTGAACATAAATTCATATCTGTAATTTCCATCGTTTTCTTCTCCAACAAGGTTGACAAAACAGAGGGATAGGTTTTTTGACTCACTATTCATTTTTAATAATATTTAAAATTTTAATCTAATTCTTCTGATTTATTTTCATTTTCTTTTTTTACTTCATCAGGACTGTTTAGCGTGTTTTTGAGTTTATTTTTCAAAAAGCCTTCTTTCCATTCTTTTTTTCTTGAGGCATTTAGTGTTTCTTGCATTCCTTCTTCTGTTCGCAAACAAGACGTCGGCTCATATTCATGTAATTCTTTTGGTTTTTGAAGTTTATCGATAACTTCCACGTCATTCAGACAAAAATTATTAAACTTAAAAATTGCCGTTTTATGCTCGTTTAATTCGTAAACAATTTCTTTAATTCTGTATTTGTTTAAATGTAAATCATCCATATCTATTTTTTTTTATAATTATTTATTTTTCAATTTATATTCTATATATTTTTATTATTTTCTGTGATTACTTTGATTAAATCATCTTCATTTTTAATTAAAGATTCATTGAGAAATGTGTTATATTCTTTAAGATTTGTATAATAAAGTAATTTGACTTTATTGTTACCGCAAAGCCTATATTTTAATACATCCCTTTCATTGGTATTTTCAAAGCCTCCGCTTCCTTTAAATCTTTCCACAGGTTTAAAGTGTTCTACTCCTTGACATTCAATTCCTATACTAAACTTTGGAAGAAAAAAATCTAAACTTTGTCTACCAAGCCATTCAAAATGCTTTTGCTCTTCAAAGTCAATGTTATTTTTTGATAAAATAAGGCTAACTTTTTCTTCTAATCTGCTTTTATTGCATTTGGGACAATTACACCCTTGCAAATGTTTGTCCGGAGTTTGCCAAAATTCACCATGTTTTGGGCATATAATACAAACTTTTGTCCTATTATTCACGTATTTTACTTTAGAATAAACATATTTATTACCATGTATTTCTCTTGCTTTTTTAATAAATTGTTCAGTTGTGAGAGAGAATTTATTCCTTAGAAATATTAACTTGCACTTTGGGCAACCTTGGCCTTGAATGTGGTCGTTTGGACGCATAATAAAATCTCCATGTTTTGGACATGTAATAATTACTGGTGTTTGTGAGTTAACATAATTAACTTTTGAATAATTATATTTGTCACCATGGGTTTGTTTAGCTTTTTCTATAAACTGTTCTGTAGTGAATTTTTGTGATTCTTTTGTCCTTTCTATTCCACACTTATAACATCCCCTTCCACTTAAATGGTCGGTTGGAGTTTGCCAGAATTCACCGTGCTCCGGACATATTATGCAAATTTTTTCTTTTGCTGTATTATATTCAGATTTTGAATAGTCATATTTATTATTATGAAGCAGTTTTGCTCTTTTTATAAATTCTTCCGTTGTTAATTTCTTTGGCATTGTTATTTTTCTTTTTCCGTAATGATTATCTTATCTATAACCTCTTCCTTGTTGTGAACAATCTCCAACATTTTATCATAATACGTTCCATTGAACGATTGATAATAAATTGTGCAAGGCTTTGTTTGCCCTATGCGATGGCATCTGTCTTCAGCTTGTACATTATCGCTTGGGACAAAACTAAAATTATTAAACACGATAATGTCCGCAGCTATCAATGTTAATCCCACTCCTGCTGAAATTATATTTCCGATAAACACTTTTATTGAGTCATCATTTTGAAATTTTTCGACGGCTTCATTTTTCTTTTTTTCTGTTTGTTTTCCGTTATGGTATACGCAAATATCGCCAAATTCTTCTCTAAACTTATCTATTTCGTTATCATATGCGCAAAATATAATAATTTTATGTCCCAGACTTATAGATTTTTTCACTAATTCTATTGTTTTTGGTATCATTTTATTTGCGAGCCACTGTCTCATTAATGATGTTTCTATAAGTTTTTTATTTTTTTCTGTTTTTTCTTTATCTTCTTGTAGTGCCAGATATTGTTCCCACACTTCGTTATAAGATTCTTTTTCTTCTTCTGTCATTTCGTAGTGCAAGCATCTTATATCTTTTTTTACCATTTTAACAAAATCTTCTTTTAATCGTCTTAAATAGTAAGGTTTTATGATTTCTTGCAACTCTTCCATGTTAGTGTCTTCTCCTGGGATACATATTTTCTTGCATTTTTTCTCAAGAACTTCGTTCAACTCCTGTTTTTCATCATATGTTAAATCCATCCATTCTTTTTTTCCAACAGATTTGCAGAATAGTGCAGTATAAGCGTTTCTTTCATTTTTCTTGTAGAAGATTTTAGCCCCACAGTATCTTGTCATATAATATTTCCAATCTTTTGTAATGGGAACATCAATAATTTTAAGCAAGTTATATAAATTATTTGAATTATTTGTTATCATTGTACCGGTTAATTCAAATATTCCTTTTGGATTGCTTCTTTTGATGAGGTCAGATAATATTTTAAATCTTCCGGAGGTACTATTTGAAAGTTTATGAGCCTCGTCTATGATAATTAAGTCATATTTTGCTTGAAATAGTTGACTTTCGGACATTGCTTCATTTATTATTTTTTGGTTTCTCGATACTATTTCTTTTTCTTTATATTCTGTAATTACTTTTCCTTCGTCATCAACATTAAGTTCTTTCTTTTTTATTTTTTGTGTCGGTATTTTGTAGAAATTATCTAATATATCATAATTTATAATAGTATATTTTGCATCTTTCCATTTAGAACCTTGTACTATGGTAATATCTTCATCGTTTATGAGTAATTTTAGTTCGTTTTCCCACGTTTTTTTAACTGATGATGGGGAAATGATAAGAATATGTTCAAAATTACCCAGGTATGCCCCCAAAATAGCACTGTATGTCTTCCCGCCACCCATTTCATCGGCAAGAATACATTTTTTTCTTGAGATTAGGAACTTGCAGGCTTCTTTTTGGTGTTCCATTATTTTTCTGCCGCTTTTTTTCTCAACATCTGTAAAATCTATATCTAACTTATTATAATCTTCTATTAAAAAGTTTGTTAATATTGCGTTTTTTGGCGCAAACGCTTCTATTGCTTTATCTTGTGACCTTCTATATATAAAGAAAAAATGGTACGCATAATCAGTTTCTCCAAGAAACCATGTTATTTTCAATTTTTCTGGTATAAAATCCAATTCCAACTCATTATATAGTTTTTCCCCGTACCAATCTGCGATTTTAACGATTTTATTTATTTCTTTTGGTTCAAAATTGATATTTTTGATAATATAGCCTATTTCTAAATCATTTAATCCTCTTGTTTTATAGGCATAAACCATATTTTTCAAGTTAATAATGTATGGATTGGCACCAGAATATTCTTTTAGGCTTTTATAAGCTTTATTTATTCTTTCTAATTTTTCATTCATTATATAATGTATTAAGTAAGCCCTTTTTGTAAGCAATCATATAGGCGCTTTTATTGTGTTTTAAAAATTCCTTTTTATTTTTGTATTTTTTTGATTCTTCTTTTAAATTTTCATAGCTCCAAAAGCCACGTTTGACCATTCTCTCACATTTAAGCCAAGTCATTTCGTCAATCCATTTATGCTTTATTGCTGAACGATAGGCCGGAGAACATTTTTTATAAAACTCTGTTCTTGATGTATATTTTTTCGCTTCTTTAACCACATTCTCTTTTATTATCCAATAGCCAAATGGCATTTTCATACTTGTTGAAAGCCATACAAATTTTGGTAGTAATTTTTCTTTTAATGCATATTTGTAAGCGGATGGAGAGCCTTTAGCAAACTCACTGCGAGTTTTGTATCTTTTGGATTCTTCTTCAACGTTTTTACTATTCCAAATTTTATATTCTAACGCTCCAACGCCTCCACATTTTACAGAATTTATTAAATTATAACCATTTTTTTCATAAAAAGAAGCCCAATATTTTTCCCTTTCTATGCCTTCGCATACAGTTATGCCACTTTCAATAATTTTTAATGGTACTCTTTCTATTTTATTTTCTTTAATAAATCTATATGTGGGCTCGTTTTTATTTTCTGAAAAATGTTCGTTATCTCTTTGTTTAACTCTTTCTAATAATGTTCTTCCAACATATACACATTTTTGCTTTTCAAATATATAAACATATATACAATCCTGTAATTTAGTTAAATCTTGTTTTTTAGTAAACCAAGTAAAATCATTTAAAATGCCCAATTTTAACGCAGCATAGTAAGCAGAAGCAGAGTTAGTATAAAAATCTTTTTTCGTACTATACTTTTTTGCCTCATTGATAACATTTTCTTCTTTTGTCCAAAAATTATACTTAGTTTTTTTCATTCATTATATATTATATTTTATTATATAAAATATAAGATTTTTTTTTAAAAAGTCAAGTTTTACGTTTTATTTGCTATTTATTGTAAATTGGAAAAAAAATAAGCATGAAAATTCGTATAACTGAAAATCAACATAAACGATTATTTGAGGCGGCCATGCCTGGATTTAGTCTTGATTATTTGCGCAGTTGTTCTTCTTTTTCGAAGAGGCTAAATTACTGTAGACAAATGCTTGGCAAACCAATAGGTAATGGCTCAAGTAGGACTGTGTTCCAAATAGATGATTTTGCTTGTTTGAAATTAGCAAAAAATATAAGAGGCGTAGAGCAAAATCTAAGAGAAATAACGTTGGGTAACGATAATTATTTAGACTGTTTCCCAAAGGTAATGAATGGAACGGATGAAGAGAATGGTTTGTGGATTATAAGTGAATTTGTTTTGCCGCTTAGAGAGCATGGAGAAGAATTTCAAGAGCTTTATGGAATACCATTTACAGATGTACAGAGATTTATTTCATTTGTTGACATGTGTGGAAGGGCCGGGTACAATAAACGTGCCGAAGACTGGGTGCATGAATTGTACAAAATTTATGAAAATAATGACGAAGTTGAGCATTTGTTTAACAATTTGCGCGAATTATATTATTCGTATGACCATTCTATAAGAGATTTGAGAGATGTAAATAATTGGGGCTTGACTCAGAGGGATGGAGAGCCAACAATTGTTATTTTGGATTCCGGTTTAAGCGAAGAAGTAGATAATAGGTTTTACAGAAAACATATTAAAACATTTTAATTATGGCCAATTTGCAATTTAATACAAAAAATATAAAAAGAGTTCCAATAAATAGGAATAATCTTTTTTATTCTGATGAATCATTTGAATTTGATATAGAAGTTGGAAAAAATTATATTGAGCAGGATATGAATCAAACTTTGGTTTTATATTCTGTTGACATTTCGTCATCAAATATAAATAATATATATGGAGAAACACAAGCAAATAATGTCAAATTTAAAACACCAGTAGAATTTCATTGTGTTTATACGTTAGAAGAACCAGAACTTAAATCATATGATAAAACAAAGAACATAGGTACGTATATGAAAACCGGCAAACTTACATTTGGCGTGTATAAAGAAACGCTTGATGAACTTGGAATAGAAATTAAGCCTGGAGACTATATTGGATGCCAAGTGAATGAGGAGCATATGGAGTTCTTTTCGGTTTCTGCGATTAATAAAAACTATGATAACGCTCATTCCATGTATGGTAGAAAAAACTATTATTACGAGGTTTTATGTTACAGTGTTGATGTGAGCGAATTTAAGGTATAATAAAAATAGGTTATTTTTTACGATTTATGTTAAACGAGGCAGATAATACAAGGCGTTTTAAAAATTTAATTTCCACTGCGCAATTGGTGAAAAAGATGGTGCAGCATGGGTATAGTGGTAATTTTACTGAGCAAGCAATATATGTACTTTTTGATAAGTGTGGAATCAAGCCAAAGACGAGAAGGGGAGGAAAGGCTTATTTTAATAAGAAGAATGCTTGTGATTGTATTGATAGGCATATATTCGATTTGAGGAATATTGCCGATAATTTGGAGGCGAATTCCAAAGAACGTCAATCTGAAGACGAAATTGATAATAGCAATATGAATTATGGAAGAAGTGATATGGGTGTTGCTTCTAGAGAATTATTGGCCAATGATGGCGTATTTGGTGCTGATGAGAATGAGTTATATAATACAAATGAAAATAAAAAGATAGTTAGAATTTCTGAAGATAAATTAAATTTATTTGAGATTAATTTTAAAAAAAATATTAAACTGAGTGAGGGGCAGTTTAAAAGGCTATTTGTTAATGAAGATGTTTTTGCTAATAAAAAGGTTGGTAAAAATAAGCTTCAATTAACTTATGATAAAAGAACTTCCAATGGTCATACAAAAAATAAAGGGCAGCTTAATCCACAAGAATTATTAAATACAGGTAAAATGGACCAAAATAATTCTGATACTTTTATTGTGCCATTAAAGGGTGGGATAGACTCATATAATATTACATCAATTAGGGGTACTGAAATTATGCATTATTTTAAGAATAAGTTTGCTAAAATGAATTTAGACCTCGACGGAGATGGTGTTAAAGAATCATATGAGCTTATGATGCAAGATTCTGAATATAGGGATTTTATAAATCAATTTTGCGAAAAGGTTAACAATGTTGTGACATATGCTATTAGAAAAATGGGCGTGGTTGAAAATTTCAGGGGTGTATCTATTTATCCTGTACCTAGTAGTAGTAATTTTAACGTAACCATGGTTAAGCAGTTGGCAGGAAAAGTTAAATTCGCCAATTTACCAACTATAGCAATAGATAGCTCTTTATTTAATAAGGACATGGAAAGCATTAAAGCTGATGATGATTTTATGAGAAAGAATTCCTCATATTTTGACAGCAAAATGTTAACAAATGGAAGTAACAATCAAACGCATAGGGATTTTGTTAATAATACCGTATCTAAAATAAATCAAATTGGCAAAATAAAAAAATTAATTGACCAATATAACTATACATTTGATAGATTATATAGATGCTATGCTATAAACAGGAAAAAATATGGAGATAGATTTCCCGAAGCTTTAGCGAAATTTTACAAAGAGCTTTCAGACATTCTTGCCGAAATAGATAATTGCCTGTATTATAGCGGCGGTAAAATGCATAAAACGTTTGAAAAACTAAAGGGAACAAAAACGCCATCAGAAATACGGAATACTGAAAATATATGGAAAATAGTTAAGCCATTTTTCCGTGGCACTGGTCAAAAGCCAATACCCATGCATAGATTACAACAGGATGATTTTCAAATAAAAAATCTTAGCAACGATATAAGAATGGGAATGATGGATTATTTTTCGCCAAATATGGATTATGTTAATAAAGAAATAGAAAAAATTAAGGCTACTGTTTTTGTAATATTTGACGATAATATAAGTGGTGGTGCAACGTTATCAGATATATGCTATAATGCTAAAAAATTGGGCATAAGATATATAATACCAATAACATTTGGGGAAATGGATTCAAAATATAATTTAGGCCCAGGTGTTATGGTTAATAAACCTAATCCAGATGGAAGATTTACAAATTATTAAAGGCGGAATATTATCCGCCTTATTTTTTTGGATAGAACCATGTTAACGTGTCATTTGACTTTGCCTTTATCCAATCCTCTTCAGTATATTCATTATCATATGCCAATTTTGTTTTTTCGCATAAAGCCCTATATTGTGATTCTGTATAGAACTTATCTTCAAAAAACACATATACAATGCTTTCATTTAATTTATCTGCCATTGATTGAGGGTTATCTTGGCATAATATTTGAAACTTTTTATTTGATAATTTCATAAAACTATTTATTTTATTTTGTGCAAAAATACATATTTATATTAAAATAAGCAAATTTTCACAGTTAAAAAAAGTTAAATAATGAGTTTAATTCAGCCAAAACCATATATGGACGTTTTACGCCATAGAAGACATGCCGTTGGAGTTGAGCGTAGGAGAAATTTGTCTAAAATAATGTTAGAAAATCAGACATTTTTTCCCAAGCCTGTTGAATTTGAGGATATTGATAATGCTTTTTATGAATGGGTTGATAAAAAATTAGAAATAACGCATGATGGAAAGCGTTTATCAACATATAAGTTATTTAGCAATCAAAAATTAAGCGAATATTCTCAAACATGGAATAATCTTGATGATGCCGGTAATCTTATAATGAACTTTAAAACTATTACGAGGGAAAATAACCCCCAACATGGAGATAGCCAAGGTAGTTCATATAATATACCTGGTAATAGAGATTATCCTATGTTCTGTGTTCCCGTTCTTCAGGAAAATGGCGAAGAGGCATATGATTTATATACGATGAAACAGCCGCTATCTGTTAATTTTATGTATACGGTGTCTATTATATGCAACAAATATGAGTTATTAAATAAATTTGCTGAATTAATGCAGCACGAATTTAACGCATTAGAGTGCTATTTATGGCCAAATAATCATCCCATGCCAATGGTGATAGAGAGCGTAAATGACGAATCTGAATATAGCATAGACGATAGAAAATATTATGCTCAATCATATGTAATAAAGCTGATGGGGTATATTATAAGAAAAGAAGACTTTAAAGTAACAAAAGTGCCTTCACGTTTTAAAGTTAGAACCGTTGTGAATGAGAATAAAGGCAAAGATAAGAAAATAAACAACAAAAATTGGCTTGATTTTTATGGTATGAACAGGGGATTTGATGCGTGCGACCCATCATTAAACATGGTTGACGCACAAAAGCCAAAAAAACCAATAGTGAAAATAGAAGAAGAAATTCCGGAATGCTGCAATAAAAAAGATAATTACTATGTAAATAAAATAATTAAGTTAATAGTTGAATTTCCATATTGCGAAGAACGCTCGGTAACATTTATAATAGATACAGTTATTGATGTTGAAACAATAGAAACAAATAATGTTAATGATTTCGTAATCAAAATCAACGATGAGGCTCAAAACTTTGAAAATGAAGTTAAATTAAACGTTGATGATAAAGTAGAAATAATTATAACAAGAAAAGATGAATATAAAGATTCATCAATAATTATAGTGGGCAGCGACCCCGAAACTGTTATTGACACAAGAATAGATTATGAGTCTCAATTAGATGAGCCATCAAGAGAAGAAGATGTATACATTAAATAAACTGCTTTTAAACTGTTTTTCGATGACTACAATAAAAGAATTAATTGATATAGAAGATGAATTACTTAAATTAAATTCAAAATATAAATTTGAGTATTCGTTAGATGAATTAATTACCAGTAATCAATATTTGGAAGAAATTGGTAAAATTACTGATATATTCTTTAAAACGCAAATTGAATATGGAGAAAAAATAGATAAAACTGATGCAGACACTTATAAACGCAAATTAACTGAATATAGAAATAAGTTAATTAACAACAATATAAACATCGACACCAGTAAATATATATCGTTTTTGAACAATATAAAACTAAAAATAGTAGAAAAAGAAAGATAGGCTCTTTATACGAAGCCTATCTTTCTTTTTTTCTTTTCTGAATAATCATTATTTTCATATGCGTTATGTGCGTCAGCCAATGTCAATGGCTCTGTCGCCTCTGGATAAATTGCTTTTGTTTTTTCAAGAGATAGTTTATCAAATTCATATTTTAAAGATAGCCTTCCCTTTCGCAGTAACGCCTTGTCAACCATTTCCAATGGGCAATTAAATGTGCAGATGAACTTTATTTTCATTGATTCTGCAATAATGCCATCGGTAAGGTTTAGAATAGTTCCCAACGATTCATTTCCATTTTCATCCCTGCTTGCCAATAACTTTTCACAGTCCTCAAATACTATAACTGAATTTTTATTGTCCTTTAAGAACTCCAAAAATAGGCCATCACTTATTGATTCGCATACAGATGTGTCAACAAAAATGAAATTGGTGTCCCTATTATCATTTATTAATGATTTGACCAATGACGTTTTGCCGGTACCAGGTATACCGTAGAACATTATCAAGCCTGACTTATCTGAACGTATAATCTTATTTATCTTGTCATAAGGTACGTTATCGTTATAATTGTCCTTTATGTTACTTTTCCAATCATCAAACTTGCAAACTGTTGTATCTATTGAATATTGACCACGATATGCAATTCTATAACTGTTTTCATCATTAATCACTTCTTTAATAACAAAGGAAGAGACTATCTTTTCCTTTATTTCTTCAAGATTTTCAAGATTTGTGGCAATCTCAATTGTATCAACTGAAATCTCATTTCCATTTTTTTCAGAAAATACTTTCAAAATTATTTTTTCACCTATAATATAAATATAAGATGAATGCTGTTGAAACGCAATGCCATCAAATGCTTTCAATAAATTTTTTATTGTCGGCGAATAATCAATGATTTTGCTTTTTTCTGCCAATAATGGTTCATCGTCACCCCTTAAATCAATAGAATAACCATTGTCAGCCTTATTAATGACATATAAATAGCCTAATTCATTAAATAAATACGCAAATAGACTTGCTTTGGTGAGACCCTCGTAAGAATCTATCTTCATGTCACTTGCGACATCAATAATCTTCTTTTTTATACTTTCGCTTAACATTCTTTAATAAATAAAATTAGTTTTTACGCAAATATACAAAAAAAACACATGATAAACAAATGAAATATGTTATTTTTTGTTAAAGGCGTAAAAATAATTTTATATATATTTATACTTTTAATTTCTGCTAAATATTTATATAAAAAATGTACCAAACATAAAGAAAAATAATAAAAAAATAAATTATTAAATTAAATAATTATGGCAAATAATGTTAGAGGAATCCATGTTAGCCCTGGCGTATATACTGCTGAAAATGAATTAACTTACGCAGTAAAAAGTCTTGGAATTACTACACTTGGTTTGGCAGGAGAAACATTGCGTGGCCCTGCTTTTCAACCAATGCACATAGAAGATTGGCGCCAGTTTGCTGATGTATTTGGTGGAACTAGTACAGAAAAATTTAAAGGAAGTCAATATCCTAAATATGAGTTGCCTTATATCGCAAAATCTTATCTGTCTGAATCAAAACAGCTTGAAGTTGTTCGCGTACTTGGACTTAGCGGCTATAAAGCAGGTCCTGCATGGGCAGTGACCGTAAGATTGAAGAATGATAAAAATATGGTGGTTGCCGTCCTTCGCTCCAGAGCACACTATGAGAAATATCATAAATTTGATGCGGCATCAGGGTCGTGCGAATGCCCAATTGATGGATATGACATGCTTGTTTATGAAGTTGGAGAAATAAAAAGAAGCGGCGATACTTGCAACGTTGTTGGATATAATAATGTTGTTAGATTGAAGCCATATAATCCATTATATGCAACCGGAAATGATTGCGATGACTATAAAATTAACGGAGGTAGCGCTTATACAGAAGAAGGCTTAGTTTCACTGGTTAGCGCAACAGACTATGGCAAATTCACAATTTACGGCTTGAAAGGCTACCAAGAAAAAGATGTTGACTTTAATGAGGATAGCTATTCAAATGATGAATTGAAAGATTATTTCTTCGAATATCCAGTATCATTGAACCCCTATGATAAGGATTACATCCTTAAAGTTCTTGGAACTGACCCCAATAACGGTGACGCGCCTTTATATGTAGAATCATTATATGACGTTGCGCTGTCACAGGCTATAACAGAAAGCGGAGATACCAAAGCTATCGGTATTAATAGTGGCTTAACATTCTACAATGTTTATGACCCATCTGACTACTGCGGCTTGAAACCCGTTAACGGACTTCTTAAAATGCAGGAAGACTTCTTGTCAAGAAAGAACTTGGGACAGAGATACTTAGCAGATAGAAACACCGTGGAAACAGGTCAGACCAAAAATGACCCAACAATATACGCGCATCCCTATGACTATGAAACCAACACTCCAATGGTGTTTGGTGAAACAGGCACAACAGGTTATCCCGCAAATCCGATAGAGGATGATAAAACCGGTCTAGTTAAGGTTGCTATTGATAATTCATTGTTAGGCCAAGTATTTACTGTTAGACAGTATACTGACAGTAAAGGAAAACGTCACTTCTTCTACGCATACTATCCTGAAGCTAATGTGATAGAATGGAGCAAGAAACCCGGTAATGAAAATGTAGACTTAGTTCCTATTGTCGATAAACTTGTTGATGGTAAGCCGACAAATAAACAGTATATTGTGAATACCGGCGGAACTGCTCATACAGAAGATTCATCGACAAGATTGGTGATGGTTAAAAATGAAGCTGATGGCTTGTATTACAAAATAAAGGAAGACAAATCAGATTGTGTTTTCATCACCTGTGATTTGAATAACTATGCTTCAGCATATAGATATGCTTCAACTCCTTGGATAGTTTCTAACTTAAAGGGTGATTATGACCATATTGAGTTAAATAAACTGTTTAGATTCCATACAATATCCGATGGTAATAATTCAAACTATGAAATAAAGATTTCTATTGAAAATATATTACCTGATGCAGGCACATTTGATGTGGTTGTTAGAGATATTAATGATACAGATGAATATGTAACAATATTGGAGAAATTCTCAAAATGTACATTGATACCTGGTGACAATAACTACATTGCATTCAAGATTGGTTCATTCGATGGAATTTATGAAAGCAAATCTAAGTTCATTACCGTTGAAGTAGCAGAAGGCGATTCAGTTCAGAATTCAGCACCTGCTGGTTTCTTAGGCTATCCTATGGTTGCTTATGACGGCGTTCAAATACAGAGTGGCAATACTGAAAATGTTATAGCACCATTTATTAAGTATAATCTGAACTATAACGAGGAAACAAAAGATAGAAAACAGTACTTCGGCTTGTCAACAAGAGTTGGCGTTGATGTAGATTTGTTTACCTATAAAGGAAAGGCAGCTTACATTAACATACCTGAAATGCTTACACAAGGTTTCCACCTTGACTCAAGATTAGACCCACAGAACTATAATCAGCACACACCAAGAATCACTGTTGATGGTGTAAGCGGATATAAGTTTGATGCCGTTTCAGTAAATAACAGAACAGCCATGTTAACAGATATTCCTGTTATTGGCAAAGAAGAGTCTATGATTGGTTCTATATATGAACATGTTAGCCTTCGTAAATTTACTGTATACTTCTATGGTGGCTTCGATGGATGGGATGTATTCCGTGACCAGAGAAGTAACACAGACGATTTCAAAATGTCACTCTATAGAGGAACATATGATAATAACAGCGGAGAAGGACGTAATTTCAATAGAATAGAAAATCCTGAAGCACTTGGACTTAACCAAAACGGTATTACTTCAGACTGGTACGCTTATTTGGCAGCATACAGACAGTTCGCAAATCCTGAAGCAATAGATATTAATGTGCTTGCAACACCTGGTATCGATTATGTTAATAACACACAACTTGTTAATGAAGTAATCGATATGGTAGAAGAAGAGCGTGCTGACTCAATCTATGTTGTTACAACACCTGATAAACCAAGTGGAGCAGCAGACTTCGTGGATGAAATGTATACACCACAAGAAGTTGTAGAAAATCTTGAATATACAGAGATTGATTCAAACTACACTTGTACATATTATCCTTGGGTTAAATACCTTGACCAGGAAAATAGTCAGTATATTTATCTGCCCGCAACTAAAGACGTAGTTAGAAACTTCGCAGCAACAGATAACACAACCTATCCTTGGTACGCTCCAGCAGGCGTTTCAATACGTGGTAAAGTAGACTGCGTAAGAGCGCACTATATTACAAAACTTGCTGATGAAGATACCCTCTACGACGGAAGAATTAACCCGGTTAAGACATTTGCAACTGACGGTGTTAAGATATGGGGGCAGAAAAACTTACAAGTTCGTGAGTCACAACTTAATAGAATCGCAGTTCGTAGATTGCTCTTGAGAATGAGAAAACTCATTGCAATCGCTTGCAGAAGCCTCATATTCGAGCCAAATGATGCAGTGACAAAGAATATGTTCTTAACAGCAGTAACTCCTATTATGGATAATATAAGAGCTAATAGAGGTATTTCTGATTATAGAATTGAAGTTAATGATTCGGTTGAGTCACGAGATAGAAGGGAACTTCCGGCAACTATATACTTCAAACCGTATAATGCATTGGAATATGTGCTGCTCACATTTACTCTAACTCCTGAAGGGGTGAACTTCAATGACATTTAAAGTAAATAAAATTTATATTAAAAGTCCTAAGAATTTACTTTCTTAGGATTTTTTTTTATATTTTATATAAAAGTAATTTTATGTTATCAAATGACGAAGTTAAGCAAAGAATAAAAAATGTATTTTCTGATGAGTATGACTTGTCAAAAGTTAATCATGTAAACTCAAAAACAAAAATAAATTTGGTTTGTAAAAAGCACGGTGACTTTTGGGCATTACCTGATAATTTATTTAGAGGGGAGGGCTGTCCTATTTGCGGGCGTGAAAAAGCGTCAGAGAAAAAACGTATGAAATTAGACGAAGTAAAACATTTATGTGAGGCTATACATAATGGAAAATATGATTATTCTTTAATTACAGAATATAAAAATAATAGAACAAAATATCCTATAATTCGCAGAATTTCTTGAGACAAACGTTATATGGCGGAAATTACCTAGAAAGTTTGTAATGAATTTAACCATGTGGTGGCCTTTTAATTTGGCCACTTTTTATATTATTAAGGCTAAAAATGTGATTATTATTTGTAGAAAATGTAGTATTTGGTCTTGTATTAAATTAAGTCTTAATTGGTTTGCTTTTGCATTATCTACAATATAATGTATAATTGTGTTTATTAATATTATTGTTGCTAATGCAATAGATGAAACGTTATAAAACAGCATTACTGGAATTATAATTACAATTGACCATTCCAATGAATGTTCAAATACTGCCATTTTATAGTCGTTTTTATATTTTTCTATTGGCAGATTATCTTCCTGACATGCTTTAATCCACCATGATTTTTGTTTTAGATATGAGAATTTTGTTTGAAGAACGAAATCATCGATAATGTGGCATAAAAGCATTAAAAATAGTATTTTTATCATATGGCGTTAAAATATTTTAGACAAATATACAAAAAATATTTTAAAAACAAAAAAAATATTGAAAAATATTTATTTAGCGGAATAATTTTTTATTTTTTAATTAAAATTTTTTATTTTTTTATGAAGAAATATGTTTTAATTACTGGTGTTGCCGGTTTGCTTGGCAGTAAGTTGGCTGATTGGATTATTGCCAATAAGAACGAATATACTGTTATTGGTATTGATAATTTGTTTGGCGGCTATATGGAAAATGTTAATAAAGATGTTATTTTTTATAAGAGGGATTTGTCCATTGATGATATTTCTGATGTATTTAAAACTTATAACATAGACTATGTTTTTCATTTCGCTGCATATGCTGCTGAAGGCCTTTCTCCTTTTATGAGAAAGTTTAATTGGCAGAACAACACTGTATCGACGGCTAATATAATTAATAACTGCATAGAGTATGGTGTAAAGCGTTTGATTTACACATCATCAATGTCTGTATATGGTCATGGCGATTTAAAACATAACAGATTTGATGAGAATGATATTCCATTACCAATTGACCCATACGGCATTTCTAAATATGCATGTGAGTTGGATATAAAGGTAGCTGGCGAACAGCATGGATTGGATTATTGTATAATAAGGCCTCATAATATTTATGGTGAAAAGCAAAATATATGGGATAAATACAGGAATGTGTTAGGAATTTGGATGTATCAAATACTTAACAATAAAAACATGTTAATATATGGTGATGGCGAACAAACAAGGGCATTCACTTATATTGAAGATAATTTAGAACCATTATGGAATGCCGCGATATTACCTGAAGCATCAAAACAGATTATTAATCTTGGCGGCATAGTTCCTTATACAATTAACGAGGCAGCGAAAACTTTATGCAACATTACTGGTTATGATAAAATAAAGCATATGGAGCCTAGGCATGAGGTTAAATGGGCAGTTCCAACTTATAAAAAATCAATAGATTTGCTTCATTTTGAGCACAAAACAAATTTGGAGGTTGGCCTTAAAAAGATGTGGGATTGGGCTTGTACACAGCCAAAACGTGAGCAATATAAGTGGAATTCTTATGAAATTAATAATGGATTATATACATATTGGAAATAAAACATGAATGAAAATTTAGATATTTTTATTTGCACCCATAAAGATTTTAAATCGGCCGTTTCTGACCATGTTTATAAAGTAGTTGATGCAAGAAAAATAAGGGATACATATAAAATTTGTTATACTTTAACTGATATTGAATTAAGTGAATGGTATCATTTCTTTTATATTTTGGAAAATGTTAATTTAAAAGACTATGTTGGATTTTGTCATTATAGAAGATTTTATAATTTTCTTGATGATGTTCCAAATATGGATGAAATTTTCAAAGAATATGAAATAGTCACAAGAACCCCAATGAATTTGTCTGTGAGTATTAAAACGCAATACGAATATTGTCATAATGTAGAAGATTTAAATTCGTTAGGGGAAATTTTAAAAGATAACTTTAATGAATATTATGAAACATATGAGCTTTTTTTGAAGGCCAAAAAGTTTGTTCCTTGTAACATGTTTATAATGAAGAAGGATGACTTTATTAAGTTTTTACATTTTATTAAAGAATTTTTAAAAGAATGGTTTTGGAGGAATGGTATTGATGTAAATAAAAGAGTATTAGATAATGAGGTTAAATATATTAAAAAATTTTCCCCTAATAATTATATTTCTTATCAATCAAGATTAATTACATTTATACTTGAACGCTTAACAAACATATATATATTAAAAAATTTTTCAAAAATAAAGACATATGATATTATTTTAACTGAAAATAAATATAATTTAAAAAATAATAAATTTTAAAATGGAAAATAAAGAGATGTTATATGAAATTTCTTTAAAGTTTAATACTTTGAAGATGTATGAAAATACGATTGACCAAATGAAGAAAAATGGAAATGATGGTACTGAGTCATTTAAAAAAATTCTTCAAGAAAAGGAGCAAACCGAAAAAGAGTTATCAAAATTAATAAATCCTGATGCTGAAGAAAAGAAATCTGACAATGAATTCATAAAAAAGGCAATGGAGAAAAAAGATTATTATAAAAATAATAATTTCTTCGATTCCTTTAAGTTTTCCAATGAAAAATTTAATGATGTTGCAAAAGAATATAGAAATGGACATAATGCGAACAATAACGATTTTTATTTAAATTATAAAAAGCCTTCGCTTGCTGATATTCAAGAAAAAATTTCCAATTCTAGATGGGTCAATTGTTCAAATTTCATTGTTAATTTTCCAAAGGATAAAGTAAATATTGAAAGTTGGCGGGTATCAAGCTTTGATTATTCATTTGGCAAGAGAATGTGCAGAAGCGCCAGTGATTGCATAAGTGGAGAGCTTGAACTGTCAGTTAATGATTTTTCATATAAAAGCGAAAGCGGTGAATATGTGACATTATCAAGAATAATAGAAGACATGTATAAGAAGTCATATTCATACATTCTTGGCAATATCAGCGTGGATGTTATTGATAACGCTGTAGGCGCGATGTATACTCTTTTATTTACTGGATGTAAATTTAAAGAAGCTAATTTTAGTTCTTTTGATTATTCGAGGACTGATTTAAGAAAAGTATTACTTACATTTACTTTTGAAGACGTAAAAACATTGACTCCTGATGAAACAGCCGATTAAAAAAAACAAAAAATCGTTATATTTATATATATAAAATAATTCAATTATGACATTAGACGATTTCATAAAAAAGGCAAAAGAAATTCATGGCAATAAATATGATTACTCAAAAGTTGAATATGCAAATGCATATACAAAGGTATGTATAATTTGTCCAAAACATGGCGAATTTTGGCAAATACCTTATAGCCATTTAAAGGGCTTCGGGTGTTGTAAATGTGGACACGAAAAGACAAATTTTTCAAAATTTAGTAATACTAATACATTTATTGAAAAAGCCAAAAAAATACATGGAGATAAATATGATTATTCTAAAGTAGAATATATTAAAAATAGCACAAAAGTGTGTATAATTTGCCCAGAACATGGCGAATTTTGGCAAACTCCTAATAAACACTTATGTGGTAATGGCTGTCAAAAATGCGCTAGAGAAACACTTTGGGATAAAAGAGGAAGAATTACTACATGTAAATTTATAGAAAGGGCAAAAGAAATTCATGGCGATAAGTATGATTACTCAAAAGTTGAATATAAAAATTCAAAAACTAAGGTTTGCATAATTTGCCCAGAACATGGCGAATTTTGGCAAATGCCGGATACACACTTAAATGGTAGCGGCTGTTGGAAATGCGGTATAGAAAGAATGTCAAAAGCAAATAGGCGTACATTAGAGAAGTTCATAGAAAAGGCAAAACAAGTTCATGGCGATAAATATGATTATTCAAAAGTAAATTATATTAATAGTCAAACAAAGGTATGTATAATATGTCCAAAACATGGTGAATTTTGGCAAACCCCAAACAACCATATTAATGGGTTAGGGTGTGCACAATGCGGAAGAGAAAATAAATCAATGTTTGAAGAAATTGTTTTTGAAAAACTTAAAAAACTAAATGTAAAAATTGATAGGCAAAAAACTTTTGATTGGTTGAAATACAGAAGCAATTTATTTTTAGATTTTTATTTACCGGATTACAACGCTGCTATAGAAGTTCAAGGAGAACAACACTATAAACCAACTGATTTTTTTGGCGGTGAAGAGGTATTTATTCAACAGCAAAAAAGAGATAAAAGAAAATTAAAACTATGCGAAAAGCATGGTGTGAAAGTATTTTATGTGAGGGATAGAAATAAATTTAATTTAAATGAAATTGCAAATTATATAGATGAAGCAACCAATAAAAAAACATAAAAAAATAGAAAAAAAGAGCAGTAATAAAATTCTAATAAAAAACAAAAATAAATATGGTACATCTAAGTTAGAAAAAAAATTTGCTCATGAGTTTCTAGAGCCTTTAGGAATTAATTATGTTTATCAATATTTTGCAAGTCAAATAGGCAGATATTATGATTTTGCAATAGTATCTAATAGCGAGAAAAATTTGTTGTTTGAAGAAAAAAATGGTTTAAAATCAGTGAAACAAGAAGCGCTGTCAAATAGAATTTCAATGCTAATTGAAATTGATGGTTCTTTTTATCATGCTGACCCTAGGGTAATTGATGAAAATAAACTATTGCCAATGCATAAGAAGAATAAAATGGTTGATGGACATAAAAATGAATGGGCTTTGCTTCATGGTATACCCATAATGAGAATATGGGAGTATGATATTAGGAATAATCCTTCCGGAGTTATGAAAGCATTAAAAGAAAGATTATACATTGAAAATGAAGTTCAAAAAAAATTAAATAATAAGAACAAGAGGCACAGAAACATTCTAAAATAATGAAAGTTAATATATATATTAAATTAGAAAATTATAATGATGGCGATTTTGATGTGAGTAATGATTACTACAAATCAGATGAAGATTTCTTCAATGCAATGGATAAGGAAAATAAAAAATATTCAAATGTTGCATATGAAGCATTATCCAACTTAGGTAATATAGTAAAAGAAAAAACGGTTAATTATGGTAGTTTATCAAATTCAACAAAAAGTGCAGTAGCAAATAATTATAAATCGGAAGCAATATTATTGGATGAAAACGGCAAAGATGAAACTGTTGATAATATAATAAAAAATTGTTTTTCAAATGATGTTGTTATAAATATTATTAAATTCAACAGGGATTCAATGGATGAAGAGTTTGAAGAAGATTATAATTTTTGGGTTGATGAGCATAATAGCATTAATCAATATAAAAATAAAATAGGCGAAGACAAAGTGTGGAAAAATGAGCCAACCAGAACCTTATATATTGAATTTTTGAATAACGCAAATGAAAAAACATATGTGATGTTTGAAAATTGTAAAATATTGGATAAGGGGGATATGGACGAATATGCTATTTTAGCAGAAAAAGTAAAATTAATAGATAAATTATAATTTTAGTTATGGCAGGAAAGAAAAAATTAACACCGGAACAAGAAAAGGAAATTAAATTGCTGCAAGCAAATAATGAAATGTATGAGAGAACAAAGGAAGAAGCTAAATTAAGGGGTACTAAAGATTCTATTAGAAGAATTGAAATTGCTCAAGAAGAAGTCCAAGGAAAAATAAAAAGCATTTTGGATGGAAATATTGAAAATCTTGAAATATCCAAAGAAGAAGAAGTTCAGCCAATTGTTATTGAGCATAAGCCAATAATTGAAGAACCAGTTAATAACGTTAATGATTCGGAGGCTGAAACAATTTTCTCGGTTCTTGAAAAACATAAAAGAAAGGAAAAGGAAAAACTTGAAAATGTGAATAAGGAAACCGAAACCCATAAAGAGCAAGAAAATAGAATTAAATATGGAGAAGAAATAGTGAATCCTTCAAACACCACATTTAATAATGTTGATTCCACCGCTCAGTATGACGTTATATCATTACCAAGCAATGGAGAATGCTATAAAAACAAGATAGGAAGAGTACCGGTCGCTTATCTTACTGCATATGATGAGAATATTATAACATCTCCAAATCTTTACCGTGACGGCCTTGTAATTGATTATTTGCTTAAGAATAAAGTTGTCAATAAAGACATTGATGTTAATAACTTCGTTAGCGGCGACGTTGATGCAATTATGCTATTCTTAAGAGCAACAAGTTATGGCACAGAATATCCGGTGGTGGCAACTGACCCAGAAACAAATGAAGAGGTTGAGGGTATAGTAGACTTGTCTAAGATTAAAACCAAGGAATTTAAACTTAAAGGTGATGAAAATGGACATTTTTCATATACATTACCATTATGCAAAGCTGAAGTTAAATTTAAATATTTGACAAGAAAAGAGGAAAATGATTTGGCACTTCTTGCAAAGATAGAATCGGAAGGAACGCTATCTACCGAACTTAATGCAATTAGCGAAAACTTAGACACGTACCTTAAAAATGACAATGTGTTGGAACCCAGAGAAAAAACAGCAATACTGGATTCAATAAGGCGCATTTCCGATTGGTCAAAGAGAGTAAGTAAAGAAAATGATAATAAGTTTAATAAATCAGTTACTAATAGAATGGAAATGCACATTACTTCTATTAATGGAAATACTGATAGAGGCTATATTAGAAACTTTATTTATTCTATGTCTGCACGAGATTCGCTTGCTTTAAGAAGATACATATTGGATAACGAACCAGGCCTTAACCTTGAAGTAGAAGTGCAAAAAGATGAGAGCGCCGGAGGTGGCTCTTTTAAAACCTTTCTTCAATGGAACGATACTATTTTCCTCAATATCGCCGGATAATGAAAGATACCTTAAAGATGAATTATTTGGATGTTTTAAATATATAAAAATACCGTTTGATGAGTTAATGAGAATGCCAACAAGGGATAGAAAATTTTATATATTAAAGCATAATGAGGCTGTGGAAAATGAAAATAAAGAATATGAAGAAATGCAGAATGGTAAATCAACAAGAACAGAAGCAATAGATAGATATACAGATATTGACCAACAAAATGTAATTAACTCTAATAAGAGAAAATAAAGTAAATGGAAGCTAAAATAATTAGTTTCCATTTTTTTATAAAAAAAATATAATTATCTCTATTTATTTGTAATTAGCATATTTTAATAAATAAAAAATGGGTGCATTTGGAACAGTATTAGGAGCAATAGGCAAAATTGGTAAAGGAATACAAATGGTGAGCGGAGTATTTAATGCTCTTGGCGGCGCTATTAGTAATGTCGGAAGAAAATTCGATAAATTTACTGGGAAATGGGTAGAATTCCAAGATACAGCATTTAAGACCTCAAGAACCATGGGCATGGGAAGAGACATGTCCATGAAATATACCAGAGCTTTAATGGATAACACAAAAGCTCTGTCAAGGGCTTATGGTATTTCTCATGAAGAAATAGCTTCTTTCCAAGAAGAATATGCTAAAAATACAGGTAGAAATATTATTCTTACGCAAAAGCAGATAGAAGCGACTGCTGCATTGAGTAAAATTGTTGGTTCTTCATCTGCTGCTGTTGAGTTAATTAATAGTTTTGATAAAATAGGCATTGGCTTAGAAAGAGCAACTGCTACTGTTGGAAGAATGCAAGCAAGGGCAAAAGCCCTGGGTGTTAGCTCTGCTAAAGCAACTGAGACATTTAAGAATAATATTAAAGCCGCCTCCATGTATTCTTTCAAGAATGGCGTTAAGGACATTGAACAGATGGCACTTAAAGCCACATCTATGAGAATGGACATGGAAGCAATGCTTCATGCTTCTGAAAACTTTGGAAATATTGAAGATGCTATATCTAACTCTGCTAGAATTCAAATGCTTGGCGGAAGCTTTGGAATGCAATTTAGCAATCCTATGGGCGCTATGTATGAGGCAATGGCCGACCCCAAAGCATTCATGAATAGAGTAGAACAAACAATTGCAGGAAAAGGTACATATCAAAAAGAAACTGGTGAGGTTAAATTTGACCCTATAACCATGATGCAATTGAAAGAAATGGCCAAAACTCTTGGTGTTTCTGTTGATAAGTTAACCGAACCAGCAATGGCCAAGACTCAAAATGAAAAAATAGATGAGGAACTTAGGAATGCCGGCAACTATGGTAAGTTTAGCAAAGTAGAGCTAGAGGCAATACGCAACCTTTCAAGAAACAATGTGGATTTGGCCACTGGTAAGCATCAAATAACATGGTTTGATGAAAACGGTGAAGAACAAACTTCAAAAATAGAAGACCTTACAAGAGAGCAATTGGCAGTCGCTCAAGATAGACAAATGTCAGAAGAGGGGCTGTTTAGCGATGTTCAAGACATTAAAGGCATTCTTCAAGACACTTTGGGCCGTGCTAGAGGAACGACTTCTACAAAAGAAAATATAGCAGGACTAAAAGAAGAGGCAAAAGCATTCTTGGCACAGTTCCAAAATATGTATATGGGGCTTGTTTCAGGATGGATGAATGGTGGAAGCTTCTTCCCTTGGGATATGCTTAAAGGTTTATCAGGATTCTTTGGCAATATAGATATGGGAACTCATGGGGCTGAAGGATTTGGCTTTGATAAGGGAGGATATACCGGATATGGCGATAAACATGATGTTGCAGGTATAGTGCATAGAGGCGAGTTTGTTGTTAATAAAGAAACTGTTGAAAATCCAAAAACTGCGCCATTGGTTAGCGCAATAAATACTGTCCAAGAACATGGAAGAACGCCATTAATGTATGATAAGGGCGGAATGGTAGGAAACGGCGTTGGAATGCTTAAATCACTTGCTAACCCATTATCTTTAATTGGCGGTAGCCTTAGTTTAATGTCAGGAAAGGGCGTATCTGGAACATTGGGAGCTATGGCAGGTGCTACACTTGTTTCTAGACAGATTAAGCAAATGCAAATGCTAAGGCAGGCCCCAATAGAAATGGTTAAGATTTTATCTGCCATTTATAGAGATATGCCAAGGGGTAATTTTAGTGGCATAATGAAAAAGCCAAAAAATTTGGCAGAGCATTTCAAACAGAAGCAAAAACAAAACAAACAATCAGAAGCGGTTTCTACGGTAGAAAAGAAAGCAGAAGGGGCAGTACAAAATGTAGGTACTAGGTTCAAAGATGTATTAACAGGTTTTTCAGAAAAAGCTCACGCTGCTTGGGGTACAATTACTGAAAAAGGTTCGAAAATGTGGGAAATATTCTCAAGCGGTATTGCTACTATGTTCCCCAGATTTACTAGTGGCTTAAGCTCTGTGTTTAAATTTGCTAAGGATGGGCTTGCTCCAACATTTAATTACATAAGGACTAAATGGAGTGGCTTGTTTGGATTCCTTAGAAATGGTTTTTCCTCTATTATGAATCTTTTAAGTAGAGGATTTAGCATGATTAAAAACTCCAGCATTGGCCAATGGATTGGAGGCAAATTTGGTAAGTTAGGAAAATTTGGCGGCAAAATTGGAGGTAAGATAGGAAAAATTGCCGGTAAATTTAAGGGACTTGGCGGGTTAGCTGCTATAACATTAGGCGGAGGCTTAATTGGTGGATTTGGAGATGACTATGGCATAACTGACGCGCTCAGTTATGGTAGCTATGGCAGAGGAGCTGCCAATGCAGGTAAAATTGGAAGTGCAGTTAGTGCAGGAAAAATTGGAGGAGCTGTTAGCGGTTTATCAAAAGCAGCACCAGCAGCCGGCACGGCATTAAAAGGCGCAGGAACTGCTTTAAAAGCCTTAAAAGGTGCTGGACCGTTAGCTATAACAGGAGGCGTTCTTGGAGGCGCTATGGATATTTCTTCATCCATATCTAACTACAATGCTCAAAAGAATGCAATACTTAGCAGTAACTTATCAAAAGAAGAGAAAGATAAGGCCATAGAAAAAATCCAAAACCAAAGGAATGCAGGTATTGGAGAAGGTGTTGGTAGCACTGCTGGTGGTATAGCTGGAAGTATATTAGGAACAATGATACCTATTCCAGTAGTTGGTACTGTTATAGGCGGATGGCTTGGAAGTAAATTGGGAGGCGTTTTAGGTAAGACTGTTGGTGGCGTAGTTGGTCCTTTGGCAAAAGGCGTTGGAAAAGTAGCTAAAGGCGCTTGGTCCGCTGCTAAATCAGTTGGAAAGGGAGCTTTGTCTGTAGTAAAAACAATAGCATCTGGCCCTATCGGTTTAATAGGTAGTATATTTGGTAGCAAGAAAAAGAAGAACGACGAAGATAAAAAGAAAAAAGAAAAGGAAAAAGAGAAAACTCTTAAGGATTATGAAGGAGAGGGTATAGATAAAATTGCTAACATTTTAGTATCTATTGATAATAAATTAGCTAAAGGCAAGATTTTTGGAAATAGTGGTTTCTTTGGAATGTCTTGGATGCTTAATAAAGAAAGAGAAGCAAAAAGAAATAGAGATATTGGTAGAATTTTTGGAGTTAATAAGAATAAAGATAAGAAAATTAAATCCTCGGCAGATTATGAGTGTGAAGGCTTAGATAAAGTAATTAATGTATTAATATCAATTGATAATAAATTACCAGAAAAAGATTTCTTTGATAGAACTGGTCGTGGCGGTTTATTTGGGTTTATTGCCAATACTCTTTTTAATGGCACTAATGGCATAGCAAAAAATATTTCTTCGTATGCTAAAAATGGTAAGCTAAATGTAAATAATGAAAATAGAATGAGAATTAGGATAAGCCGTATTCCTAAATTAGAGATTGGCCAATTGCTAATTGGCGATAAGCCTAAACAATCGCTAAACGGAAAGAATGGCTTGGAGAAATATTATATAGTTAAGGAGAATGGAGAAAGAGCTGTTAATTATCAAAGAGTTAAGCCTTCTAATAATGGAGTAAAAGAGCAAACGGTTAGTAAAAATACTTTTCCAGTTGATGTTAATCTTAATATTAGTGGAGCTATAAAGTTAGAAAGTGGCGGCAAATCAGCAGATTTAGACATTTCTAAATTACTCGATAATCCTGAGTTTAAGCGTCAGATTACAGATTTGATAACTCAAAGACTTAGTGTGCAAGGCGGCGGTGGTAAGCGTAATATGGAGTCAGAACAGAATAATAAGACGCAACAATATGCAACTGCTGGTAAATAATATTTATTATTTATTTTTTAACTAAAAACAGTATTTTATAAAATATGGTATCATTTAATAAGAATTTAGATTATTATAAAAATATTGCATTCGGAAGTGGATTCGATATTTTTAATAGCAATGCATTGCTTAACTTAATGGCTATGCCGATTGGGTTACGCAATAAAAGCTATGTCTATATGATGGAACATTTATATAGGAATATTGGTAATACTGAATTTACATATGATGGGTTTGGTACGCCAATTGGTGAAATGTCAAATCCTTTCTACAACACCTTAGTTAGAGTTCCCTGGTTTATTTCTGATGATTTGAAAAGCAGCACATCTAACTATATAGATTATGCAAAAAATGTTTATGAAGCTACTTTAAGCGTTCAAAATATAAATGAATTAAAAACATTTGCAATAGATGAAAATGCTTCAAGGGTGGGATATGTAGAATTAGATAGTGTTGGATTTGGTTTTGCAAATAATGGTGATGCCAATTATATATCAATAAACCCAAATGATACGTTTGAAGATACACATTTGGGTAATGTTAATAAAATACATGTTTTTGAAACTTTACAAAATTCAGTTAAATATAATGATAAAAGAAAATCTCAAACATTTTCTATTACCAATAAGTTACCTGAATATTTTGGATTAAAAACAACAAGCATTATTGATAATGATATAATTTATATTAGCAATAAATTAAGTAGTGAAAATGGAAGATACCAAGATAATTCAATAGGACCGTTAGTTTCAGTTGATGGACCTTTGGATGATAATAATTTTGGCAATATAGAGCGTTTAGGGGCTTATGAGGGCTTTTATAACTCTTTGGGTGATAAATCTAAAACCTATTATAAAAAAAACGTTTTAAGAAACGCATATAAGCCAAATATAGATGGGCATCCTAATCTTTATATAAATTCAAATTATTTGTTTAAAGATATACAAAAAAATATATCTGGACAAAATATAAGATATATTTTTAGTACATTACCCCAATCATCAAACATGGTTAATGGAAATGAACTATGGGTTTATGGGGAAAATGAAAATGGAAGCACGCCAAATATATTAAGTGTCACTTTTAATTCAGGCGTTAGGGCTGGTAAATATTCCACATATAGTAATAATTTAACATCTAAAGATATTTTAAAATATACAAATGATAATTTCAAAGAGGGGCTTTATAAGACCATAATTTCAAGATTCCATACGGATAAAGAAGAAGCCGGCCATGGAGGAGATATTACGCAAAGCGCTGTTAGTGGAAAATATGGAATGTCTCATGGAAGAAATTTGCTTAAAAAAGAACCAGATAAGTCTCAAGGATATGAGAATCCATATTGCAGAGTTTGGACATATCATCATCAATACAGCAGGATTAAAGATGCTATAAGGCCGTTTGATGCTTCCCAAAGTGATTTATATAATAGCTATGGGTTTAGCTCATTTTCTTCAAATAGAAGCAAGTGGGGTTTTGAAAATGGCAGGTCGAGGCTTGAAAGATATGGTGTAATAAACAAAGACAATGGGTTGGTTAATATAACACCAATTGACAATGGTGATGATTCTAAGAAAGTAGATATTAAAAATTGCATGTTTTCAATAGAAAACTTAGCGTGGAAAGATATGTTTAGCACAGATGCATCATCAAGAAAAACGTATCAAACGTCTGGTTTATCACCGGAGCAAAAGGGTCCATTTGGAGGAAGAATTATGTGGTTTCCTCCTTATAACATCAATTTCAACGAAGATGTGAATGTTAATTGGCATGGTTCTGACTTTATTGGAAGGGGAGAAAAGATATATACATATACAAATACAGATAGAACTGGCACATTATCATTTACCCTTTTAATAGACCACCCATCAGTTCTTAACTATTGGGAAAATAGAGGTAAAAGCGTTAGTGATTCTGTAGACAACATTGACGACCCCGAGCAAGAAATACTAAGATTCTTTGCTGGATGCGACATGTTGACGGGAAAAACTGAACCCGAAAAAGAAGAAGAGCAGCCGACCGCTGAGGAAGATATTGAAATACCGTCTCCAGAAAGTGAGTACATATCATTCTTTGTGTTTTTCCCAAATAACTATAGTGGAATAGACAATGAAAAGGATGTAAAATTCCCCATTAATTATTTAATAAATGGTGTAGGGGCAGGTAAGGAGCGTGTTAAAATATTAACAGGCGGAAGAACAATTGATTATAGCGTTCCATTTGCCCCCGTATATGATTTCAGTACTTCCAAGAAAAGAATTGGAGGATATGAAGTTAGAGTAGGTAAGCCTATAAGTTTGGCATCTTCTAGAAGCAAACAGGCAGATGAATCATTATATATAGGAAAAGTACAATATGATAGTGGTGCTAACGAAGCGCATTATTTATATGTTCAAGAAGGAGATTCAACAAATGTTTGGTGGGAGCGAAAATGGTTCTATAGAGTTGATAAAATGTTTAAAAATCAACTATTAGAAAGGGAAAATTATATAGATTCGATTTCTTTTGGCCTTAACTCTTATAAGGGTTTAAAACAAGTTGCCGAATTCTTTTCAATAGATGATAAAGAAAGACTCTATAGTTTTGTGGATGCATTTTCTGCATTAGAAAGCAGTGAAAATAATAAAACATTGTCTGATGTTGTTAATAAAGAAAGGGCAGCTTCGTTTTTAGCTAAAATACAACAAAATGGCATAGAGAAAATAGAATGTGTTGGAAGAGCATCAACACAGGGTATGACTGAAGAAAACGAAAAGCTTCAAAAAAATAGGGCAAGAGTTATTAAAAGATGGCTTTCAAGCAATAAAATTATAAAAGAAAAATGTGGGTCTGAAAATATTAGCTTCGTTACAGGAGGTACTGGCGGCAATGCCGTTGGAAATACTGGTAATGTTAATGATTTGGAAAATAAATTATGGAGAAGTACTGAAGTTAGAATTTATATTAAAAAGGAAAAATCTGATTTGGTGCAAAATGGTTTAATTGAAACCAAAATTATTGATTCAGAGGGTAATGAAAGAAATATTTTAAAAGCCAATAAAAAAGAAAAAACTTCTATTATTGATAGGGCTTTTAATTGGGGAAAAGATTATAGCGCTAATATACAATATGAAGTTAGTAATGATAGTAGTATTTTAAATGACCCGAAGAATTTAGGTACTTTAGGGAAAATTTTAAATGGCAATGAAGTAATTGATGATACATCATTTGATTTTGCTGAATCCGCAAAATATATTACAGATAGAGTGACAGGTTTATTTAACAAAAATAATGAAGAAAGTGTAGAACAATCATTATTAAGTGTGCGTGATGGAAAAAGGGTTGGAACAAATGATGAGGTAAAGAGATATGATAATGAGGCAAGATTCTTTACTCTATTAGAAAAAGAAGAACCATTTTTACATCATAAAATAAGTGATAAGGTTAAATATTTTGACCCGGCTTTCCATTCTGTAAGTCCTGAAGGATTTAATGCAAGATTAACTTTCTTGCAGCAATGCACAAGGCAAGGGCCAACTATTAGTAATACTGATTTTGCTAGGGAAGAAAACACAGCAAATAACCTTGCATTTGGAAGGCAACCTGTATGTATATTAAGAATTGGAGATTTTTATTATACTAAAATATTAATAAATTCTTTGCAAATTCAGTATGATTCACCTGCAATGAAATGGGATTTAAATCCTGAAGGAATTGGAGTTATGCCAATGTTTGCCAATGTGAGCATGAGGTTTACATTTATTGGAGGAAGTAGCTTGGCAGGGCATATTTCAAGGTTGCAAAACGCTGTATCATTTAACTATTATGCTAATACTGAGGTTTACGATGATAGGGCAGAATTGGCTCAATATAATGAAAATGGTGATATGACTAAATTTGCGCCATTTACACCAAGAAAATAAAAAATTTAAAACATTATGGCATTATACGATAGATATTTTAAATTTAGAAGAAATGGACAATTATTACATGTTCCATTTATACCAATACCAGTAAGAAATACAGATTATTATACTTATTATGAGGTTGGTAAAACAAGATTAGATTTATTATCTTATCAATTTTATGGCGATTCTGGCTTTGATTGGCTTATTTTACAAGCAAATCCTGAATATGGCTCTTTTGAGTTTAAAATACCAAATGGGTCTAAAATAAGAATACCATATCCATTAGATGTGGCACTTGCAGGATATAATAATGATATAGATGTATATGAAGAATTATACGGATTGGTTTAAAAAACTATAAATATGGCAAAAGAAATCAACAAAACCACTATAACCCAACAAAATAATATTGTTTACGTTGAGCCAAATTATACTTATTCTACTGATATGCGTGGTACTAACGGTATAAACACATATGAGTTTATACCGCCAGCAGAGGATTATAGTATTTACGTTAATTTAAACGTAGAAATAAGAGGTAGAACCATAAGAACTAAAGAAGATGTTAATACACTATCTTTAAGTTATGAAACTGATATATCTGGTAAAACTAAAATAAACATTCTTCAAGGCACTAAAATACCAATTAATAGGAATGGGGCTAAAAATAAAGATTATGTAAATTATTTAACCACAAATTATACAGATATATTTCTTGGTGATTTAAAAAAGAAAGGACCGAGTATTGAAACTTTTGGAATTTCATCTATAGACCTCTCATATAATAATTATATGGTTCCAGAAGTAACAATAGAATTTGTTGATATACGTGGCGTTAGTTTATTTGCCCAAAAAGAAGCATATGAGACAAGATTAAGAGATTTTGGAGCTGGAGTAAAAGATGCGGATGTTGATATTTCAAATACATTTTTCCAATGCTTTTTCACGTTTCCATATCCAAAATTCACATTGATGGTAAAGGGTTTTTATGGACAACCGGTATCATATGAGCTTACTTGTGCTGATTTTAGGGCAAGATTTGATTCAAAAACAGGCAATTTCAATTGTACTGCAAAATTTGTTGGCTATTACTTCTCATTTTTAGGAGATGTAATGTTCAACATACTTTGTGCTGCGCCATATTCTGACTATCTTGGTGATGAATATTGGAAAAATAGAGGATTTACATTAGATGGTGTAAATGGTAAAAAACCGCCAATGCCTAAAATTATAGAGCTAATTAAACTACTTAAGCATGTTGATAGAATTTCAGAAAGAAAAGCATCTAATAGTCCGGAAATACAAGAACTAGTTATAAATGAAAAGGAAAAAACAGATATTACATCAGTTAAAAATGCTTATGAAGCCTTCGTTAGCAAATATAGAGATAAAATGTTAAGCTCTACTGCTAGAAATAAAGCAAATGGTATAAATCTTGAGAATTTTTTTGAGGCTAAAGCTAAAAATGATGTTACTGTTGCTATGGTATATTTCGCCCCAATAAAAGACATTGTAACTGAGGGAGGAATGATAGAAACTTTAGATGAGTATCTTGGTATAGAAGACGATGCTAATCAGGCTTTATCAGCACTAATAGACGCAATTGATGAATATAATAGTAGGTCAGCAAGATATAGAAAAATAGATGCCCCCAAAGATAAAAGTAGTTGGTGGGCAATGGGAAATAGAATTATGGCACTTTCTGACCTTTCCACACCAGATTCTACATGGGGAAATAAATGGGGAGGTAGTATAAAAAGAGAAGGCGATACAGATTCTGTTATTCTGCCATCAATCTATATTAGGCCAAATAGAAACCAAGAAGGAAAAGCATATATTGATTGGAACGGTAAAGAAAATATAATACCAGATATTATAAAACGCAATATAGAAAGCTATATAGCGAAAAACAATGAGGCTGAAATAAATGAATATTTATGTGATTCTGATGGAAATGGAGGCTATCAAGCAGGATATGTCTTCTATACCCCAGTTGCTAATGTTATTTCAGAAATAATGAGCCTTGAGACCAAATCTGAAAAAGAATTATTAGAAGATATTGAAAAGATAAAATCTTCTGCTGTTGAAAGATATTTGGGGTGGAAAACTGGTGTTGAAAATATGACAAAAATAGTCATGGCGCATTTTGAGACACTTGCTTATTTAATATTTAAAACAGGATATGATATTTCTAATAAAAATCCAAGAAGAACATTACAATCATTAAATGTTGTTAATCCAGATGATATTAGTGACGTCCCAACAAATATAAAAGAGTCGTATGTGCCGCCGTTTCCAAAAGTCACAAAGGTCAACAACCACAATGGACAATACATAAGAGAAGAAACATGGGTTGGAGAATACCATAGTCCTGAATTTTTGGAGGTTGAATTGGTTCATGGATTAATAAATGGCGTTAATGAGGTTGCTAGGGCTTGGAATACTTCTGGTGAAACAAAAGAAATACATGATGAAGAAAGCTTAACACAGTTAATGTCTAATGGCGCTGTAACTACAAAGATGCCATACCCATTGTCAAGTCTTGATTTAATAGCTAGCGCTAAACCTTATGGTGAGCATGACACTAATGAGATTTCATCAGTGTTAGGCCTTGTTGCATTAAGAGCAATACAAATATTATATATTTCATCATTTGATTTTACTACAGATTATGCAAAAGATTTAGGCGCAATTGAATTATTAAATTATATTGATTCAGTTGGTAGCATACCTGGTGAAATGACACAAAGGCTTAAAAGTGTAAATTCACTTGATTTCCTTAGTATGTTGAATGGAGAGGAATCAGATACAATACATAAGCCAACTAATGGACATTGGCCTTGGGAATTTAACAATGAAAATGATAAAATAGTAGATGGAAATATTGTAACCATTTTCAATACCGTGGGAAAAAGTGAAGATTATGAAAGGGCTGCAAATGAGTCTTCATTCCCAGGCATTAATGATAATGGGGATTCGTTTGAAATAGATTTGACGGTTTTCCCTTATCAGAATTTATCGTGGAATATGTTCTCAAATGACTCTGTTGACAGTAATATCTCAATGGGGTCAGAAGATTATGTCAATTCTTCATCAGTATCTTCTTTTGCCAAGAAAAATATTTTTACAGTTGATACCAATATACAACGCATAGGTATGATATGTAAAAATCAATTTGAAGGGCACAGTGATATATCCGGTCTAGAAAAAATATGGAATCATTTTACTTCACATTTGGAAAATAAAATAGATTATGACGAAGATGAATATAGAGAAAAATGTATTAATGGACTTGTTGGCGATTTTTTATATTCACGTTTATCATTTATTATAGAAAAACCAGATAAAATAGAATTAACTAAAAATTCAGGTTTATTACCATTATCGTCATCTTTAGCTAAAAGATTATCTGAAAATGAAAAAGGAATTTCTCTTAATAAAATCATTGGGTTTGGATATGATATGGATAGATTTAATGATGATGAACCCGGTCTTGGCGTAAATGGATTTGGAGGAGTTAGTAGAAATTGGTATTATGATAAAAGCATGTCATCTGAAGGCGGAGAAGAACATGGACCTGAAGTTAGAAGGATTTCTATGAGCGGCAGTGCATCAAGCTATTTCTATAAACATTTAAATGATAGCAATATAACTATTACTGAATTTTATGGCGTAAATAATAGATGTGAAGTATTAAAAAATGTTTCATTATTTGGTGAATTATTATATTATAAGCAAAAAACAGATTACGCTAAAGCATTCTTGTTCCTTTGTTCTTTAGGCGATGTTTATAATTATAACGAAATAAGTAGAGACTATATTTGTAATGAATTTGTACCTGCTTTTGTTATACCTTTAGCTTCAGTAATGTTTTTTGGCGGCATTATCTATTATAATAGAAACAAAGATGCATTTTGGAATATAGATTTAGGAGAATATAGAAATATAGGATTAAGGATAAGCAATTTATCAGAACAAGTCCAAACAAGGTTAATGGACGTGTTCATGACTTGGGTAACTGATGGGCTTGATGGATGCCCGGCAATTAGGTCGTTTAATGAGATAAAAGCTGGATTGGAGCTAACTATTAAATCAGAATCCAAATTTGAAAGTATTGAAGACTTTTTCCAAAAATTAGGAAATCCACGTGATGGAGAACGATGGATTAATAATGCCGGATATGATAGCCTATTAGAGTTATATGGATATACATTTACGGATTCATTCTTTGAAAACTATATGTGTGTTCACCATATTTGTAGTGACCATTCTACAAAACAGGAATATGATAATTTTATAGAAGCTTGGAACGCTGCAAATAACGGAGATTCAAGTAGGAATAGCGGTGAAATTGGCAGCATATATAATGGCACGAAAGGAATGAGGCTTGGAAATAGGGATAATGCTTATTGTGTGATGGATGCTGTCGATTTTGCTTTAGCCGGTTGTCTATTCATGAAGAATACTTCTTTCTTTAATGAAGAAAAGAGTAAGATAATAATAAATAAAAGCGAATTATCTGATTTCTTTGATGGCTTTATATCAAAAATTGATGAAGTAAAAGTTGGACAAGATTTCAAGTTGGCTAATATAGCAGCCCCACCAGAAAATACAACAAATGATATTAAAATTGGTATATACAAATATTTAAAACTTCTTTATGACAAATGGCTAGCAGGAATGTCAAAAGAAGAATTTGAAGAAAATTGGACATTTGAAAGATTCTTTGAAAGAGATGATAAATATTTCCATTTTATAGATACTTTCTATAATATTGTTGGATTTATGCCTATAAATATTGGGCATTTTATAGATACTGCCATTAGTTGTTTTAGTACTGATAGCCAATATTCTATATTGTCATTTTTATCAAATGTTTATGCACATAATAAATTTAATTTCTTATGTTTACAAAATTTCATAGATTTATCAAAACCAGAAAATATGAAATCTATGTTTAATCTTGTACCATATACTGAAATTGTAAGTGCTAAAACAACGCCAAACTTTGTTGTTTCATATGTTAATGAACCATCGAGCCACCTTGATATAGAAGGGTCTGAATATGAGAATGATAGCTTTATGATAAATGAGATGTGGAATGATAGAAATAAATGGCCAGAACCATTAAAATCAAAAAGTGTTGGAATGGCAGAAGGTTATAGAATTCCAGCATTCGGTGTTTCATATGGAAAAATGTATCAAAGCTATTTTTCAGATATATCAGTTGGAATGGATAATCCTGTTGTTACAGAGCAATCGATAAAGGCTCAATATCAAATAGCCAGTCAAGCTGTTGAAGGAGAAAGCCCTAATGATAAAGCAAATTTAGTAACATATGGACAAGATTTGTATGCTGTATATTCAAACAACTCTTATACTTGTGAGGTGACAATGATGGGTTGTGCATGGGTTCAGCCATTGATGTATTTTTGTTTAACTAACGTACCCATGTTTAGAGGTACATATTTAATACAAAAGGTTCATCATTATATTACTCCCGGTAATATGGTTACAAAGTTTACAGGCACAAGAATGGCGAATACATCTACAAGAATTGCTAAAGATAGTGGATTTTACAAAGAATTTCCAAATAATGAAAAAGGCTCTGTAGATATAAATGGAGGCCTTGGAAGTTCGTCTGCTGAAAATTTGATAGCTAGTATTGATAATGACTGTCCATATAAAGTTTATCCGCTTTCTAATTCATATGACTTCCTTACAAATGGAAGCAGAAACATGCAAGATATAATTTCAGAAATTAAGTTTTCTGAGGGAGGCTATGCCGGTAATATTGATGGACAGGTGTGTACAAATAAGGGCGTCACTTTGGCCACATTTAGAAGCCATTTTGGAAAAGATAAAACATGTAGTGACTTAAAAAATATTACAGAAGAACAATGGATGACAGTTTTCATAGAAGATTTCTGGAAGAAAACTAGAGCAAGCGAAATGAAAAACACTTCCATTGCACATATTATAATAGATTGGTGCTTTAATAGTGGCCCAGGAATTGGAATAAGAAGGGTTAAGCATAATATTTTAGGGCTAAAAGATGATGCTGTAGCTACTGATGATTTCATAAACGCAATAAATAGTCGTGATTCAAAAGAATTATTTGGCGAAATATATCAAGCAAGAGAAGTGTTTTATAGAAATTTAGCAAATAAACCAGATAAAGCAAAATTCTTAAATGGATGGTTAAGTAGACTTAAAAGAATAAAATATACAGAAGACATAGGTCAAGCAAGCGAAGAACAGAAGCCATTAAATGAGCAACCCATGCAAATAGAAGGTAATGGCGATAAACACATTTCTGATGTTGCTACCAACTTTGTTAATGCTCTTTCTAGAACTTGTGAGGAATCTTCTGTTAATATTAAAGTTGGAATAGATGAATCTAAAAGCTCTGGTAATACTGTGTATATAACAAATGCTACCACGGCGAATAATACATTTTCAAAGGTATTTGACGTAATAGTTAATGGATATGGGAATTGCATAAGTGGCGTAAAATGGGTCGTTGGAAATAACATGGACATAAGTAGTGAGCCTATTGCTTATTTGGTCACAGTAAAAGAATCTAGTACATATTTTAAAATACATATGGTTTCTGAAAGTGATTTGAATAAAAACTTAAATATCAGTGTAAATGGAGAAACTGAAGTTAATTCTCAAGTTCCATTAATGTTACAAGATGTGAATCAAACAAGCACTTCTAATCTTGCTGAAAAATATACTACTGTTGATTTAAACAAAGTAAATGTAGTAGATAAATTAAATTCAGTTGGAGGAAATATTAATAAAAATTTCTGTAAAGTAATTAGAAAAAAATATAAAAGTTACAGTAATGTGGTTGTTTCAGATACGGATGGCACATTGAGCGAAGAAAACGCAAAGAAAATCTTTAATAACAAAGATTATGAACTTAAAGATTGTTATACTGCCATTAATGAAGCAGGTTTATCATCATATAGCTCTTCTAATGATAATAGTAAATGGGCTTATATCGTGAAAACCATGGGACAATGGTATGCAACAAATATACATGAATATAATTCAGGAGATACTGAATATACAGGCACATTAGAAAATGTTGGAAAAGTACGTCGTGACTGTACAGGTTTTGTTTCAGCATGTCTTAGAGCATATGGAGTTAAAAACTTAGTTTGGGGTTCATGTAATTTCGCATATCCAGGAGATAATGGAATAAAAATGATGAAAGATGGAGGCTTTGATATGCTTACATTTAATAATGTAGACGAGCTAAAAGCACAATTGAGGCCTTGGGATATAGTTGCTGTTAATAATACAAGCAATTGTTCTAAAAACAATAATGGTAATCAACGCCATGCTGAAATTTATGCAGGTGATGGTAAATCATATTCTTGGGGTAGCGTTCATGACACAGCTAAAGGTGGGCTTCCATGCAAAATGGGTTCTCATAAATTTGTTGTTATATGGAGATGTAGAGAAATTGGTCCTGTGGCATAATTTTTCTTTTTTTCAATATTTTTTTGTATATTTGTAAAAAAGTTAGTTGAAATATGCAAAAATTAGGATATATTGTAAGTGATAGAAAAATAAATAATGTAAAGGGTTTTGTTGAGGTGGTTAATGATTTTTCATTGGCTGACCCAACAAAACCTATATTAATTGTTGGCTATGATTTGGCCAAAAAATATATTAAAAATTTTTCTATTTTGGATAGGAGAAATAATGGAAATTTATTTTGGACATTCAAAAAAACTGAAAGACGTATTGACTTTGAGAATGATTTATCTTATTTTTATAATTATATTATTAATAATATTATATATAATATAAATTATTATTATATTAATATATTAAATTTAAAATATAATAAAATAAAAATATTATATAATATTTTATTTTCTAATAATAATAAATATATTTATATTAGTAATGACATGATATATTTATTATATAATAAAAATAATATACTGGGAATATCATTAATAATTTTAGAATATATCGGTATAAAAAAAGAAAAAATTATTAAAAAAATTTATTCAAATAAAAATAATATTATTTGTACCGACATTTCTGAATGTATTAAAATAATAAAGAAAGAAATAGGGAATAAAAAATATGCTGTTCCATATTTCATGTCTATTTAATGTTATTAAAAAATTATGTCAAAAAATGGAGTAATAATTGGTACGTTTGTTAAAAAAGAATTAATATTAACGTTTTTAGAAGGGTTGAAAAATAAATTCAAATTAAACATGGATAAAATCTATGTCTATAATGTAAGTTCAAATAGTAAAGAATATTTGGTCACATTTAGAACATTTAATAAGGATGAAATAATTAAAGATTTACCCGGTTCAGCAGTTCTTCACGTTAAAAATAAATGCCTCTTTTCAATTAACGCCATCAATAGATTGATTGAAAGCCAAAGCGATTATGATAGCACAAAACCGCATAATGAGGTGGAAATAGATTGGGGGTCTTATGAAAATAAACTTATTATACTGTCAAGCGGTGTTTTAAGCATTAAAGATTTAGAAAAAATAGAAAATAAAAATATTTTTTTACAATAAATGATATTTATTTATAAAATATTATATTTATGGCATTTATTATAAAACATAATCAAGAAATAAAGCCACAAAAGAAAGTGGCAGAAAAAAATAATAGCAAAATAGAAAAAAAAGAAGTTATGCATAAAGATAAAATATCAATGGTTGAAACAATATTAAATGATAACCCTCAACCAGTAGTTAAGAAAATTAAAAAAGATAAGGGTTTAATAGAAAGAACAGAAAGTTCAAAAACAATTTTAACAGAAGATAATAAACAACTTTTGGTTGATTAATTAAAAAAAAAACACAAAGTTAAAATATGGCTGATTATAAATACTTAAAAGAAAATAACCTATTCGAGGCACATATGAAATTCATGCGGGCAATAGGGGAATCTTTCGGCTACCCAATAGAAGAAGCAGACGATGACCCAAATCAGCAAAATCAAAACATGCCAGGTGTTGACCAAATGGGAGAGCCAGTACCTGATGGACCTCAGAATCAAAATGGAGGCGCTCAAGATGCAAATCCAATGGGTGGTGGCATGGCAGACCAAGGCGCTCCAGATATGATGCCTGGCGCCCCTCAAAATGGCCAAGAAGACCCAATGGCAGGTGACAATCCGCCCGCAGCTGATGGCATGGGAGCTCCAGACCCAATGATGGACTCTATGGATGAAGAAGTACCAAAGGAAGATGAAAACGTTCTTGACATAGATGACTTAACCGACGCCCAAGAAAAATTAAATGATAAAGAAAATTCAATAGGTAAAGACCTAGGAAAGGTAGATAGTAGAATAGAAAAATTAATTGGAGCAGTTGAAACGCTTCAAGGCATGTTTGATAAAAATAATCAGCAAATTGAAGACTTAAAAGCAGAGTTTGAAAAAAGAAATCCAACACAAACTGAAAAGCTTAATCTTCGTTCATTAGACTCATACCCATTCGTTGAAAAACCAACAGATTATTGGGATAAAAAATCAGAAACAAGCAATTATTCAGCATATACAGATAATGATGAGCCAACATCGCAGGAATACGTGATAACAAATAGTGACGTTGATGATTTTAATGAAAGAGAAATAGCAGACAGTTTCAATATCGATGATTCCCTGGAGCAAGATATAAAGAAGATTTTTAATCTGCAATAAATTAGTAATAATTTTTTCTTTATGAAATGAGTGAACAAAAAAAAGTTCACTCATTTTTTTATAAAACCAATGCAAGAAAACCCATTAATCTTTAGTTAATGGGATGAATTGCATTAACCTTGATTCTCAATGTACTTTCTGATTGCATCAGGACTTGCTTCACCAATGGAACACACAAAATATCCATCAGACCAAAAACTATGCTCTTTCCAAAAGTGTTTTCTTAATATTGGTTGAAACTCTTTCCATAATCTGTTTGTGCTTACTTGTTTCAATATTCTAACAATTGAAGTGACAGTTACATTTGGAGGATAGTTAATAAGAAGATGTATATGGTCTTTGTCTGTTTCCATTATCTCAATTTCAAAATCACACTTAGATTCAATTTCTTTGAATGCAGAAAGTACACATTCTCTAATATCAGAAACAAGTAGTTGTTTTCTGTATTTACATACAAATATCAAGTGACATTTTAGGTAAAATTTGTGCCTATTTTTAGAAAAATAACCCATAATCAAAATATTTTTTACAAAAATAGTAACTTTTTGTAAAATATTTGATATTTAATATTGAAAAGTGATTAGTTTTTAACTATATTTTAAATGATGAAAGTGATTTTAAAGACATATAAATACAGGATGTACCCAAATAAGGAGCAAGAACAGATTCTTGCAAAATATTTTGGGTCGGTTCGCTTTGTCTATAATCACTTTCTTGCTGAAAGAAAACAGCAATACACTGAGAGCGGTAAAAGTGATAATTACTATGTGCAAGCAAGCATACTTACCAAACTAAAAAAACAAGAAGAATACTTGTGGCTAAAGGAAATCAATTCACAAACGCTTCAATTCACACTTAGAAATCTTGAAACTGCATATACAAACTTCTTTAGGGGTAATGCAAGGTTTCCAAGATTCAAGGCAAAGAAGAATGGTGGCAGCTTCCATATACCACAACATTGTTCTGTTGAAAATGGTAGAATTTACATACCAAAGTTCAAAGGTGGAATTAAGATAGTAGAGCACAGACCATTCAAAGGTGGCGATGTTAGAAATATGACAATCTCTGTCACCCCAAGTGGAAAATATTATGTTTCCATACTTACACAAGTTGCATATGAACCTTTACAGAAAACCAATGCAAAGGTTGGTATAGACTTGGGACTAAAAGACTTGGTAATTACAAGTGATGGTAAAAGGTATTCAAGCAATAAGTTCATCAAGCATTACTCAAAGGAACTTGCAAAAGCACAGAAGCATTTGTCAAGGAAGCAGAAAGGTAGTAATTCTTGGGATAAACAAAGGATTAAGGTTGCAAGAATACAAGAGAAAATTCATAACTGTAGGTTTGACAAACTACATAAGATTAGCACTGACTTAATAAGAAACTATGATGTAATTTGTTGTGAAGACTTAAATGTTAAGGGGATGCAAAGAAACCATAGACTTGCTCAGTCAATATCTGATGCAAGTTGGGGAGCATTCCTTTCAATGCTTACATATAAAGCAGTTATGAATGACAAACAAGTAGTGAAGATAGGAAGATACTACCCATCTTCAAAAACTTGTCATTGCTGTGGTTGGGTTAAAGAAGACTTGCAACTGAAGGATAGGCAATGGGTTTGTCCTTCTTGTGGAGAGGTACTTGACAGAGATGCTAATGCAGCAATTAATATTCTTAAAGAAGGATTAAGCAATATATCGGCAGGAACTGTCGATTACACTGATGGAGCAGATGTAAGGCCCTTTCAAGGGCAGTCAGCTATGAAGTCAGAAGCCCACAAATCTTTAGTTTGTGGGTAGTTCACTTTACTTCAGGTTAAAAAGTATATAATTACTGATATTTATTATAAAGATTTTTTTTGTTATTTTAATATTTTTTTGTATATTTGTAAAAACATAATTTAAGTGCATTAGCACATTTAAAATTTTAAAAAGTATTTTTATGGAAGAAAAAGTTTTTAACGTAAACATTGATGCTAATTCAGTAACTGAACAGTATTTAAGAGAACAAGAGGCAGCAAATTCATTGTCTCGAAAGAAAACAGAATTTGATGTAAAAAATTATTTGCAAGCAAGATTGAAGCCAGGAGAAGAAAAAAAATCTTTAACAATTAGATTACTTCCCTTTTCTCCAGAAGGCGGTACACCTTTTAAAAAAGTTTTTATCCACACCGTTAAGGTTAATAAAGAATTAAGCCAAGGAGGTTGGCGTACTTTCGTGTGCCCCATCCATAACAAACTGGGTGATAAATGCCCATTCTGTGAAACAACAGAAATGGCAAGAGAATTAAGACATAATGCTGGAAATGAAGCGGAAAAGAAAAAGTACGGCGAAGTTGAATTTATGAACAGAGCAAAAGCCGCTTGGATTGTAAGATGCATAGAAAGAGGACACGAAGAAGATGGCGTTAAGTTTTGGCTATTTAATGACTCTGCAAAAAAAGATGGCGTGTATGATAAAATACGTAACATCTATGAAGAAAGAAAAAAAGCAGCAGAGAGAAAAGGCAGAACAAGTAATATCTTTGACCTAATGGAAGGAAAAGACTTGATTATCACACTTTCAAAAGACCAAAATAATAAAACGGTAATCAAAGTTGTTGATGACGAGGATAAAACACCATTAACAGACAATTATGAACTTGGAATGTCTTGGATTAATGATAGTAAAAAATGGGACGAAGTATATACGGTAAAACCATATGAATATATGGCAATAGTTGTAAAAGGTGGAGTTCCAATTTTCGATAAAGAAAAGAAACAATACGTTGACCTAAACGAATTGCAAGAAGAAAAAAAGAAAGATGAAGAAGAATCATTAAAACAAAACTTAACAGAACAAACTAAAGACTTCTCAACACTGCCAAAAGTAGAAGAAGAAAAGAAAATGAATGGAATAATCATGGATGAAGATGATTTACCGTTCTAAACAAAAATAAAATACAAAAAAAATATTATAATGGCAAAATTATATTTTTTCCATGGGCCAATGGGTAGCTCGAAATCATTAAGACTACTTGCAACGGCCCATGATTTTGATGAGAAAAATATTCCCATACTTATCCTAAAACCATCAATAGATACAAGAGACGGACAAGATGTAGTTAAATCAAGAGCAGGACTTGAAAAAGAATGCATCTCAATAGAACCTAACGTCGATATATTCGCAACGGTGGAAAGAATAAATCATGTTAGAATGGCAACACTAGAAAAAACAATTAAATGGATATTAGTAGACGAATGCCAATTTCTAACAGAAGAACAAGTTGACGAACTATCAGACGTAGTTGACTACTTAAATATAAGCGTTATGTGCTACGGATTAAGAACAGACTTTAAAACAAAACTGTTTCCCGCTTCAAAAAGATTGTTCGAACTAGCTGATGATATAGAAGAAGTTAAAACAAGCTGTGAGTGCGGCAAAAAAGCATCAATTAATGCGAGATTTAACTCAAACGGAACAATAATAACAGAAGGAAATCAAATATTAGTGGGAGGAGATGATTTGTATAGAGCCATCTGTAGAAAATGCTGGAAAGATTTAATTAGAAAGAAAAATTAAAAATATTATCTATGGGAATATTTGATGATGCTGTAAAAAAAGCGCTTAAAATGGAAATTAAAAAAAATGATTTTAGATTTAAACCATTAAATCCATTAAAAAATGACAATTACTTAGATATGTACTTGTCAAATGATAAATTTAAACAAATAGCAGAGGGATTAATAAAAACATTTCCAATAGAAACAGCAAAAAAACATTTTATGAGAATTTTTGGCATAGGAGAAGACCAATTCATAATAGAAAAAACCAACGGAGTTAAAGTCGCACACATAATAATACCAAATGTCGCCAAAAATATACAAATAACAGAAAAAGCAATGGAATTCTATGGCTATTATTTGGCTGCATCACAAGACGTTGGAAATATGGTCGAAAACGGAGTGGAATTAATATTTGAACCAAAATTTCAAGAACCTTGTAATGATAAAGTAAGACAACAAAAAATATTATACCACATAACACCAACAAATAACGTAGAAAAAATACTTAAAATGGGACTTTGCCCAAAAACAAAAAACGAAAAAAGCTATTTCCCAAATAGAATATATGTTCTGTCGGAATATATCCTAAAAAAAGAAATAGAAAACCTCGCTTTTGATTTAAAACATTATCATAATAAAAAAACAACAAATAACGGATATTCATTATTAACAATAGATGTAAGCAAAATACCAAATAACGTTAATTTTAGAATAGACGGAAACGCAAACGGAGGCTTTTGGACATATGATAATATTCCGCCAAATTGCATAATAGAAATAGAAAAATTAAATGTGTAAAAATAAAACAATTGATAAATTTATAAATGAATCAAAAGATATACACGGAGATAAATATGATTATTCAAAATTTGTATATGTAAATAATAAAACAAAAGGCGAAATTCTTTGCAAAAAATGCGGAACATTATTTAAAATGAGTCCGGCAAACCATATATGCGAAAAACAAGGATGCCCAACTTGCAATGGAACAAGAAAATATACAACAGAAGAATGGATTAATAAGGCAAAAGAAAAACATGGTAATAAATATGACTATTCAAAAAGCAAATATTTAAACTCCGAAACAAAAATTGAAATAATTTGCCACGAAAAAGATGAATTTGGAAATGAACATGGCTCATTTTTTAAATTGCCTAAAAAACATATAAACGGACAAGGATGCCCAAAATGTTCCAAAATGCATCATATACCATTCGAAATATTCGTTCAAAGAGCAAGAAAAAAACATGGAGATAAATATAACTATCACGAAAATGAATATACAAATTATAATAGCGAAACATTAATAACATGCCCTATTCATGGAGATTATAAACAACTTCCATATTTACACGTTAATGGACACGGATGCATTCAATGCGCAGATGTAGAAAGAAGGAAAAAAAGAAGCATACCATTTAACGAGTTTATAAAAAGAGCTAAAAAAGCCCATGGAGATTTATATGATTATAATGAAGATTCTTATAAAAATTATACAACAAAAACAGAAATCATATGTAAAAAACATGGAAGTTTCATGCAAATGCCATATAAACACGTTGAAATGAAACAAGGCTGTCCAAAATGCAAAATGGAACACCAAACAGAAAGACAATTATTAACACTAGACGAATTCAAAAAACGCTCCCTTAATATACACGGAGATAAATATGATTATAGTAAAGTAACCTATAAAGGAAATAATAAAGAAGTCGAAATAATTTGTCCGGAACACGGAACATTTTGGCAAAAACCATTAAAACATTGGATAGGACAAGGATGCCCAAAATGCAACCAAAGCCACTTGGAAAGAGACGTTGAACTAATGCTAAAAAATGAAGGAATAGATTTTATATATCAAGCAACAAAAAAAGATTTAAACTTTCTAGATATGAAAAGTATAGATTTCTATATTCCATCACTTAAAATTGCAATAGAATGCCAAGGAATACAACATTTTGAAGACATGAAATTCATGAAGTCAGATAAAGCAAAGGAAAGCGATGTTATAAAATATAATATATGCGAAAAAAATAATGTTAATTTAATATATTATACAAATCATATTGATAAAGCTGAAAAAATGAATTTCTATAACAATAAAATAATTTTTAATGACATTAATAATTTACGTAAATTTATAAAAAGTTATGAAACAAGCAATTAAGAAAAAAACATTTACAAGACCAAGCACTGACGACATTAGAGAACTACTTGGGCTTACAATCGAAACCCCAAAAGAACCAATAAAAATGAGCGAACTTAAAGCCTCAAACGCAGAAAAAGAAACAGAATTCATAGTACTGCCACAAGCCTTCGAAAATGCACTCAAGCTTCCAGGAATACCAAAGGGATACTTAACCATCGCCACTGGGTGGTCAAATACGGGTAAGTCAACCATTAAAAACTGCCTCATAGCAGCTTGCCAAAGAGAAGGAATTTTAGCCGTCGTGTATGAAACAGAAGGCAATTTCGATTGGAAATACGCCATCGATTGTGGAGTGGAGGCAGAACCAATATACGGAGAAATTCTTGACGAAGAAACTGGAGAAATTAAACAAGGAATTATTACGCATAAAGCAAAAGATGTAATTTATTATGACTCTACAGTTCTTGCAGATAAATTCGGAGATATTGATTACGCAGCAGGAAAACGTATATCAAAGAAAAGAAAACAAGCCGTACTGGAAGATATAGCCTACTCAATTAATGAAATACTTGACATGCAAGAAGAGGGCAAAATAAAACAACCAATTTGCTTTATTTGGGATAGCATAGGTTCGATACAGTCATTTAAATCATACACAAGCAAGTCGGGCAATAATATGTTTGATGCAGGCGCAATAGCACAATCATTCAATAATATCATTAACAACAGAATCCCATCTTCCAGAAAAATAAGTGAACCATATACAAATACATTCTTTTGCGTGAATAAGATTTGGAATGATTCCATGAATTCTATGGGTGGAGTTCCGTCAATAGAATTAAAAGGGGGAAAAACCATGTTTTATGGAGCACGTTTAATATTGCACATGGGTGGTGTTGCAAAGGCTGCGACAAAGACGCTGAAAGCAACCGCAAAGGGTGAGAATTTTAATTATGGAATCATTACAAAAATTAAAGTTACAAAGAACCAATTACCCGTGCCATATAATGTAACGTATGAGGGAACTTTAGCTTGTGTTCATAATGGAATTATATCTGAAGAAGATGTCGAAAGGTATAAAAAGGAAAACATAAAGCATATTTTGGGTCAGCTTGAGACGTTGAGAAACAGGGATGGCGAGAGTGCTGTAACTGACATTACCGAAGCTGATGTTGAATTCTCTGAGGAGGAGACTTTTGACCAGTAAATAATTTTGCCGGCGGCTTAAAGCTGCCGGCACTTTTTAATTTGTATTAATATGTCGAAGAAATTTACGCAAGAAGAGTTTTTAAAAAAAGTCATGGAGAATAATAAGAATGACATAGATTATTCTAAATATATTTATAACGGTAATAATAAAAAAGGTTTATGTGGAATAAAGAAATTTTTATTGAAAAGGCCAAGCAGTTATATGGTGACAAATATGATTATTCAAAAGTAGAATATAAAAATTCAAATTCGAAGGTGTGCATTATTTGTCCTGAGCATGGAGAGTTTTATGTTAGCCCCGGAAATCATATATATGGCAAATGTGCTTGTCAGGAATGCAAGTTAATAGAAAAGGGTAGAAAATTTATTGAAAGGGCAAAACAAATACATGGAGATAGATATGATTATTCAAAAGTAAAATACGTTAGTGATAAAACAAGGGTGTGCATAATATGTCCCGAACATGGTGAATTTTGGCAAACTCCGTCTTTACATATTCTTCAAAAATGTGGATGTCCTAAATGCGCTGGTAAAAATAAAACATTAGCTGAATATATTGAAAAATCAAAAGAGATACATGGTGATAAATATGACTATTCATTAGTTGATAAATGTAATTCTCGTCAAAAAATAACGTTAAAGTGTAATAACTGTGGAAATATCTTTCAAACAACATTTGACAGGCATATACATTTAAAAAATGGCTGTCCTAAATGTTCGCATAGGAGTTATAAATACACTATTGAAGAGTTTTTAGAACGAGCAAAACAAGTTCATGGAGATAGATACGATTATTCAAAAGTAGATTATAAAAGTAGTCGTGAAAAAGTTTGTATTATATGTCCTGAACATGGCGAGTTTTGGCAAACGCCTTACAAACATATAAATGCAAAACAAGGATGCCCATTATGCTCAAAGTTCCATAAAATGACTAAAGAGGAATTTATTGAAAAGGCTATTAAAGTACATGGTAATAGATTTGACTACAGTAAGGTTGAGTATATAAATGATTCTACTAAGGTTTGCATAATTTGTCCGGAACACGGAGAGTTTTGGCAAGCCCCTCATGGGCATTTAAGTGGCAAAGGATGTAGTATGTGCCATGAAGAAAATCATGTCAATGAAATGCTGCTATATAAATTCATAAAAGAAAGTCTTCCAAATTATACTATAATAAACCAATATAAAGATAATTTTTTAAATGGACAAGTTTTAGATATTTTTATTAAAGAATTAAATATAGCGATAGAATATCAAGGAATACAGCATTTTAAACCGGTAAAATATTTTGGAGGAGAAGAAAAATATATTTATACCGTTAAAATGGACAAGTTAAAAAGAGAAAAATGCATTAACAATGGAATAAAATTATTTTATTTTTCTTTGGAAAAAAATTACCCGAAAGAATACCTTGATACTATTTATAGAAATAAAGATGAACTTTTAATTGAAATTAAAAAATTATGCAAATAACAGACGAATTAAGAGACCTATTCCGCAAAGTCAGGGTAACATGTGGCAGCCCGATTAGGCCGGTGCAGTTAGAAGATGAGCAGTTATGCGACCTTCTTGAAATATGCGTTGGAGATTATGCTTCATATGTGCAGAATTGGGTAATAGAGACGCAGTGGATGAACGCCATGGGAAGTTCTTCGTTTCTTGAAAACCCCGCTGATGTTGCATATGCTTTAAGTATAAGAACTTTAGATTGGTCAAGGGATTGGTCTGAGTGGTTTAGCAAGGAAGTTGGGCTTCAGCAGCGTGGAACAAAGTGGGAGCTTAAAAAGGATTTTTTTAAAATAGAAAAGGGAAAACAAGTATATGTAATTCCGGCTGGAAGGGAAATAAATAGAGTAATGTACATAACGCCTTCAACAACGAAAGCAGCTCTGTATGGAAATGTTGGAATGCTTGACACTGGAATTGGAGGAGGTTATGGACAGTATGGAAATATGCAAAATGGCATGGGTTTAATAGGCTTTTATGTCGGAAATGCGTATGATACTGCTTTATTGGCAGCAGACCTTAAATATAAAAACTCATTGTTAAGGGGAGATTTGGCATATAAAGTAACGGCCGGACCAGAAGGTACGCACCTTGTGCATTTAATGTCAACACCTGGGTCAAGGAATGCCATGGGTGGCTTATCTGCTGATGACGCATATGGTTGGGGCAAAATGATTGGGTGTTATTGTTGGTACACTTATTATGATTTATCAGGCAACGGAAATGGTGAAGACAGTTCTGTTGAGCAGTGCGCTCTTGATAATAAGGACTCGGTTCTTTTAACACCAGACCAGATTCCTTTAAGCAAAATGCACTATGAATTATTAAATTATCCAACGCAACAGATTGTTAGAAGACTATTAATAGCTGAAGCAAAAATTCTGTTGGGTAATATACGAGGATATGCAAGTGGTGTGGTTAATATACCGCAAGCTCAGATGACTTTGGATTATCAGATTTTATTGGACCAGGGCAAGCAGGAAAAAGAGCAAGTTTTAAATGAATTAAAAGAACGATTGGAGCGTATGTTACCATGGAATATGGCCAAAAATCAGGCTGACATGAATGAAAGCCTTATGAATGTTTTAAAAATGAAAGCGATGCCTTACAGTGCTATAATGGTTAGGTAGAAAAATTTATGACGAAAGAAGAGTTTTTTAAAAGATGTAATGAAAAGCACGGTTACAAGTACATTTATCACGATGATTATGTTAATATGAAGCAAAAAATAAAAATTACATGTAAATTGCATGGTGATTTTTATCAAGAGCCAAGACATCACGTTAATGGTTGTGGTTGCCCAAAATGTTCTCATAGAAGTTATAAATATACCACTGATGAGTTTTTAGCTATGGCAAAACAAGTTCATGGTGATAGATATGATTATTCAAAAGTGGAGTACAACGGTAAAAATAAAAACGTATGTATTATTTGCCCGGAGCATGGTGAATTTAAACAGGAACCTCGTTCTCATTTAAGCGGGGCTGGGTGCCCAAAATGCGCCGATATTATTAGAAGTGAGAAAAGGAAATTAGGTTGGGAAAATTTTATTAAAAAAGCTATTGAAGTTCATGGCAATAGATACGTATATGATGAAACTTTTGAATATAAAAATAATGTAACTAAAGTTCCTATAACGTGTATGCTTCATGGTACGTTTTGGCAAACGCCGAACAAACATCTTACTGGTTGTGGATGCCCTGTCTGCGCTAGTAGTAAGTTAGAAGAAGAAATTTCTATTTTTTTAAATAAAGAAAAAATAAATTATATTCCTCAATATAATTTACCATTTAATAAAAGAATGAGGTTGGATTTCTATTTGCCTGATTATAATGTGGCTATAGAATGTCAAGGAGGACAACATTTTAATCCTGTTGAATATTTTGGAGGCAATAAAGAATTTGAAAGGAGAAAAGAGTTAGATGAAATGAAGTATAATTATTGCAAGGAAAATGGAATCAATATAATATATTATACCAATTTAAAATGCGATAAATTTTTAAATGAAACCGTAATACATAATGCTGAAGAGATATTAGAATATTTAAAGAAATAATATTTGGTAACTATATACATGTTGGCACAATCCTCGCCTTTTGAATAAAAATGCAAATCTGCAAGAAACGATGAGGTTCTTGCAGATTTTTTTGCCAAATGTTATGATACCTTTTTATCTACCCCACTTTATTATATAAGGTGAGTGTATAAAGAAAGGATAGTCCTTTTGAACTATCCTTTTATATGTGTTACTATGCATCTTGTACCGTCCAACCACTTGGAACACTATTAACACCCGTTGTCCATAATGTCATACTTGCCGCCTTGGTAAATGTACCACTTGCTGCAACACCACTTACCCAATTAGATGTACAATAACTTGCTGATATGTTAGTTGCAAGACAAGTAATGCTATTTAACGAGGTGCAACCATTGAACATACTTTCATAACAGTAGCTTGCCAACGTTGTAGCAGGTAACTCAGGTGCTGTCGTTAGCGAGGTGCAACCACTGAACATATTACTATAACAGTTGCTTGCCAACGTTGTAGCAGGTAGTTCAGGCGCTGTCGTTAACGAGGTGCAACCTTTGAACATACTATTATAACAGTAGTTTGCCAACGTTGTAGCAGGTAATTCAGGCGCTGTTGTTAACGATGTGCAATTAATGAACATAGTTTGATAACAGGAGTTTGCTAACATTGTAGCAGGTAATACAAGATTTTCAGCACTTATAAGATTAATGTTATCATAAAAAAATGAATCGAAAGTACCGCTTTCTGTTAGAGTTGTTTGCCCGACAAAGTTATCTCCATAGATTAAGGACATTATGTTGCCGCAAACTTCAAATGTGGCAGTTCCTCTAATTATAGCACTATAATAATAACTTGAATTATTTCCTTTTAAAAGTAATTTGTCACCAACATTAAGGGTCGTTATGGTATATGGCTCTGTGGTTGTTGTTATTTGAGTCCAAGTTGTACCATCATCTGTGCTGTATGAAATGGTAGTTGGAGAGCCATCAACTTCATCATAATTTATTGTTATTGTGCCTTGGCTT